TTATACGATAGAACTATCTTCTATGATGTCTCCGTACGAATCAAATATCACATTATTTCTTGCTTTGCGATATACAGTCCACCCATAAAGAACATCCTCTGAAGAATCCTGTATTGCATGTCCGTTCGAGTCTTCCAGAACATCCAAGAATGTAAACTCATTCGGATAACCATCAAAGGCCGTTCCCGTTATCAACGTTCCGTCCGCTTTATGAGCAGTATAACCACGTAATAGAGATTCTTCAGTTACGGTATCCCCAGTCAGGTCTATGAGGGTTCTGCCGCTGTAAACGACTTTACTTGTAGCCATTTAAGCCTCCCTCCTACCCGATAGTTACCGTAGTACCTCCAGCGGGATTTTCACTCTCATTGTATGGGATTGCTTCAACCGTAACCTGAGACAAATAATTGTATCCGTCATCAGAATCCGGAAGGATTGTTTGCGATTCCGTCGAAGGTGTTACTGTCTTTGCCTGGGGTTTGGCATCTTCTGTACCAGACATGGCGCCTTCTACACCCAGCAAGGTAATACCTTCCCGAATGTTGTCTGGAATAAGTTTCTCTTTTTCTGATGCCGCAATACCAACTTTACCAGAACCGTCATGGTGTCCCTGCGGAATGGTGTACTCTTCATCCTTAGCAGAAATCGTTCCAGTCACCGCTCCGTTATTCTTCATGGTTCCCGTCAGTTTCTGACCTCGTACGTACGCGGTCTTTCCCTGAAGGATTTCAGCAACAGCAGCCGTCGCATCGGAAGAATCTACATCGTATTCACAAGTACCTGTGATTGACTCCCCCCCTTGTCATGGGCGGTAAAGCCGGAAAGAATCTTATCAGCAGTTACGGTATCGCCGGTCAAATCGATCAATGTCTCTCCACCGTAGATTACTTTGTTAATAGCCATATTCTCTCATCCTCTCTTTTTGAGACATAAAAAAAGAACGGTTGCCCGCTCCAGTTACTCGTCTTTATTTGCCTGTTTAATAATTTGATTCACATAGGTACTGAGGCCCGCCATTAAAATTCCCTGAACGATTGCCGTAAATATAGCCATTGCAATCTCCTGACCGTTCCCCAGTGGACACGTTGCCAGAACCCAAATCCCACAAAGGACGATGCCAGAAGCACCGAGAATCAGCGGAATATACTTGTCCTTAATTGTCTGCGTCTGTTTCAGACCCATACCACAGAAGTACAGGACAATCGCCACGACGATCAGTTCCGGCTGCACATAATTCATAATCTGTTCCATCATGATTTTTCCTCCTACTAATTTTCTTCAACATATGTCGATTTGTGGATGGGAAGTTTATTGACTTCCAGCATGATTTTCTGTGCCGAACCATTCCCACCCATTTTTTCATAAGGTTTATAAAGGTAATCATTGAGGTTTTCATACTCGTCTTGAGTGATCCATCCTCGTTCGATATAACACATTCCAAGATACACAATCCGGTCATGCGCTAATCCGATGAGCATTTGAGTTTTTACATCTTTCTTTTCGCCTCGTTTCTGGATATACGCCCAAAACCCAGAAGAAGCTATGACGGCGCAAACAATTGTTGCTACCATTTGAAACCATGGCTCCATTTTAGCATCCTCCAATATTTATTTGATTTTGTCGGTTACAACGATCTTTTTGTTGACAATCGTAATCGATTTTTCAAACAAATCTTCATAGAGACCTATTAAGTTTTTCCTTTGCTCCCTGGATAAAAGCTTATAGAAGCCTCCCATCCAGCCTCGAAACATGTTCTCTACATTTTCATACGAAATCTCCTCATTCTTCACCTTGACAGCGAGCTTCTTGAGCTTTCTTCGCATCGTAGTAACCCGCTTTGAATTGATTCGTTTGATTATCTTTCCGGAATCCGTTAAGCTATATTTGATTTGCAGAAATTTATAGGTGCTGGAAATCTTCACAATTCGAGTTTTCTTCTTATTGATGTGGATTCCATACTCTTCTGCAATCCGATGAATGTTATCAAGTAAATCCAACAATTCCTCTTTACTCGGATTCATGATGTACCAGTCGTCCATATATCTTCCATAGAACTTCTGGCTCCTTACATATTTGACGTAATTGTCAATGCGGTACGGATAATAAATACCAATGACCTGCGATAACTGATCTCCAATGTTTACCGATTTTTCCATCCACTTCTCGCCAGTCAGTTTGGATTTTGGAATATTCCTATACTCCAGCTTATTGAAAGTATCGGACATACATCTGGCGTATTCTTCATCCATCATGTAGGAGACATCGATTTTGAATCCATCGAAAATCTCGGTCAGTAGCCAATCAATAAATTCATCATCGTCAAACAGCTTTAAGAGTTCTCGTTTGGCAATCTCATGAATAATATTGTCGTAAAACTTGGAAAAGTCTCCGAACAATATCCATCCTTCATTTCCATACAACCGATAGTATTTACGGAGATGAATTTCGAACCTGTCCCGTTGATGGGAGATACCTCTTCCTTTAATCGAGGCGCAATTGTCATAGATAATATGCTTCTTTACTTCTGGAAGCAAAACTTCATCGCATAAGACATGCCGAATAATGCGATCCCGAATTTGAATACTTGTAATAGGTCTTACTCGGCCTCTCTCAAACAGCGTAAATTCCTGCGTCGGTCCATTTTGAAGGGTCCGATTCATCAGGTCCTCTTGAATGGAAAAGATATACCGAAGAAAGTTCATCATGAATTTCTGTGTAGTCTCTTTCCATTTGCTGGTTTTGACAGAAACCTTGTAAGCCCTATACAAGTTATTGGCGTCACAGATAATCTCCTCGTAGTTCATAAATCATTCACCGTGATAGCAATACTTACCGTAGTAAATTGCGTCCGGCTTTGCTATTTATCCATTCGGAAAGGACAATGTCTCCTTCTCTGTTGGTTAGGCAGAGAATCCGGACGAACTCCATTAGAGTTCGAAGCGTTGTTGTAGTTCGTATTGCCATTGTTGTTCACATTAGCGAAATTAGCCGAAGAAACGACGCATAATTAGACATTACCCTCTTAACTGTGACTTGATTCGGTTATCTCGTTGACGCCACTTCTTTATCAATCCGATTTCTCGGTCGATAGCTTTAACATAGCGACTGTAGAGATTAACGTCCACTTCGAATATCTCAACGATTCGTTGCAGCTCGTTCAAGAGTTGCTCGCAGTTTACTATGGCTGTATTCTGATAATCTCTTCTTTTCTCATATTCATGCAGCGTAGTCGGATAAATAGAATTTGCCGCTCGGACATTGCTGGTTAGCATGGAGGCCAACTGATCAATACGATTTTTATAGTTAAGCATCAAATATCTATATTTTGAAAAGTCCTCTGTTGCATCCTTTCCGTGAGCATATCTTACACGGACAAGCTGATCCAGATCTTTTACTCCGAAACTACGCTGCATAAGGTCAATTAACATATCGTGTAATTCGATTGAATATGTAATTGCCTCAAATTTGGATTCAGTTCGATCACTTACAAGGACGCTCATGCATAGTCCTTATCCGTGATTTCCTTGAATTCCTCTTCTGTAATCCAATTCATTTTTACCGCATTACGAACACGGGTTTCGTTCCACATACCCATATTGTAGTACCGCTTTACTTTATCGTAATTTTTGCTATGTTCTGCCATTTCTATGATCCTCCCTTACAGTTCAATTTCGGACATCATGGCAACATATTCGATATCCGACTGCATCTTGATAAATGCCAGCTCAGTTTCGGGAATATCCCGAAGTACAAACCAGTATTCTGACCCCACTTTGGAAATCTGAACCAGTTCCATATTAGTATGGAGTTCATCCTTCTCACCATCGTTAATCGTTACGGTCAAAAGATTGCCGTCAAAGATCGACTCTTCAATCTCAGTTGAAGAAATAAAATTATTTCCATTTAACTTCAAATCGTTAATGACTGTACCATCGGTCAGAGTAATTTTATAAATCTTATCCTCCATTTTGATTCACACCTTTCATTTAGATTTTTCTTTTTTTATAGCACAGATTGTTGTCACCTGTGTACGGTTTTCGTGGGGGCACAGGGCCCCTGGATTCAGACTAACCAATAGCGAAGACCGGACGAACCCCATAAGAGTACGAAGCGCCGCCGGAGTTCGTATTGCCATCGGCGTACACAAGAGCGAAATAAGCCGAAGAAACGATATCTCTGAGCCAGAACGTTGCACGATTTGAGATCATCTTCGGAACCACCGTAAACAAAGCAAGCTGCGTCTTTCCGATCGTATAACGGTTCACAACGACCGTACCATCTCCTGCCGGAGTAAAGACAAGGCTTCCGTACATCATAATTTCATTCGGAAGTTCCAGCGTAGAATCAAACCAAGCACCAGCCGAAGGATATCCATTCGAAACGGCGTTTGTCAGATATTCACGGTGGGTGAGAATCAAGTCACCAAAGGCACTCGCCGCCAACGTTTTCGCCTGCGCCAGATTCTTGGTGTACATTTTAGAACCAACATAGCCGCCGGTTGTGATGTTCGTCTCATTCATCTGTGCGTTGTAAAGAGGTTTATCCGGCATGATAACCAGATGGGGCGTGGTGAAAGCCGTATCGCCGCAATTATACCAGTAATCAAAATCTACGATTCTCCATGTATAGCTGCCGATAGACCAGTAATCTCCAAGGAAAAATCCTTTGAAGGTTCCGTTCTTGATATTTGCCTTCTGGTCGTCTGTAATAACGCTCCCCAGATTTTTTCCTCTGTAAATCATGCGGCGCTGCTCCTTCGGAACAAAAGCGTCCAGAATTGCAAAGAGTGCATCGTCCGCACCAATCGCTTTGTTCCCTGCTGCGGTGCCAATCAATAACTTATCATCCGCAGACAACGTATTGATTTGCGTAAGTTCCGACAGATTGACGCCGGAAATGAAATCCTGAGAACTGGTAAGCCCAATCAAGGATTTAATAAAATCAGTCACCATAATTGTTTTGGTTCCATTGTTACCATCAATCAAGACGATGTTGCTTTCATCTAGTGTCTGGACCTTCTGATAATCCGTAATTTTCATCTCGATATGTCCTCCTTTTACCTAATACAAAAAATAACGCGGCCATCAATTGGCTGTCCGTTGCTATCCAGAATTAAGGAGCTGGAATATGCACGCGCCACAATCGGGTCCACGTTACTATCAATGATAGTTCCTTCTGATGAATCGAGAAGATTATCGTAATTCTCGTATCCATTGTCATAAAGATTGTTGTATACGGTGAATTCCGTCCGAATCCCCTCTACAATTTCTTCAAGAATCGATGTCCTTTTTTGTAACTCTAATATCTGGTTTGCCAGATTTGCTTCTACATCCTTCGAAAGAGTATCCTTCAACTGCTGGAACCACTCATCAAACAATGCCTGAGCATTTTCTCTCCATGCAGCCATTTCAGATGTATTATTGTTTGTGTACTCGTTAAACCAGGTCGCCCATAACTGTTTCCAGTAAGCACTTGTTTCCTGCATATCTGCCGTTTGAGCAGCATACCAGTCGTTCCATTGTTTTTCCCATGCCAGATAAGATTTCTGGATTTCTTCCGTCTGGGTGCTGAACCATTTTGACCACTGGTCTTTCCAGAAAGCATTTGTCGCTTCCATATCAGATGTCTCTTTTTCATAAAATGCATCCCACTGGTCTTTCCACTGAGCAACCAAGGCGTCAATGGACATTTTCTCCAGTGGAGCTGTTACGAACGGACACTCCGATGTACCAACAGCATTGGTGATATTCGCCTGACGGATGGATGTAACGCCAGAATTTACCCGAATATAGGCCAATGGATACTGCCAACGGTCGGTCGTGCTAATCATTGTTGGTTTCGCTGGATTAGTAGCTGGCGTACCTTTGATGATTTTAATCGCATTTGCACGAACAGATTCACGAGCATCTACTTCCAAAACAACCACATCAATCCGATTTAGAATAACTTCCGATTGTGGTACAGTCAAAGGAAGCAAGGCGTCATTCAACGTCCATGTATGATTAAACCAAGCTCGACCAATTCCGACATTCACCATCATGCCAGTAGACTCTTTCACCATCATAGCAGTCCCAACATGCTGCAAAATGCCGTCACGTATGATCCCGTCAAAAATGCTTGACATTTGAATGGCATCGTATCTCCGATCTTTATTCTTTGAGTTATAGAACCCATAAGTGACACTCATTTTTCTTCACCCCTTTCCTGCTATTCTACGGTAACGAATGTCGGATACGAGTCGAGTCCTTCTTTGCTTTGAGAGCGAATGAATTCCGTTACCCGAGCTTTCCCCTCAATTCCGTATTCATTCACAATCTGTACCATATCTCCTAAGAAGAAATCCTCTCCATATCGGTACATCCTCGTTGTTTCAACCTTTCCTTCGAAAGATTTAGTTAAAACATTCTCTGCCAAGTTCTCCAAACCTCTTTGGGAAAGCTGCGCTTTATACTCAGCATCTGTCAGAGTTTCGTTATCTACGGTCGAAGAAACATCTCTGGCATCTGTGTAAAGTTCCCGTCGCTTCAAACCTGTTCCAGCTCCGGACGAGCAAGCCACGGTCGTAGTTCTCCGATCAGCCCCCTCTCCCTCTCCGGCAACCAAAGTGACTGTTTTCAAAGTTTTCTTTGATTCCAGATAATTGGTATTGATCACATTCTCAAATTTAGGAGAGAAAATGACATAGGGATTAGTAAACTGATCGTAGGAACGGTCTGTGCCGGCGTAGAGTTTAAAGACGAATTTGTTATCATCAGATAGTTTGATTCGGAAACCAATATTCTTAGAATCGCATAGCTTTTTTATAGCATCATACAGATTGTCTCCGGTAAACTGCGCGTCTACCGTCAGTCCAGTAATCGCTGGGTCTGTAGAAGCCTCGAATATCAGTCCTTCCACCTTTCGGGAAGCATCAGAAGGATTGATGATGTTCTCATCCAGCAGCTTTTTGATTCCATTTTGAAAGTTTCCGCTCAGAATCGTTTGCTTCCAAATGATGCGGCGTTCCAGAATGGATTCCAATGACCTTCCAGTGACCGTGAAGTGGTTTCCGTTTTCAGCATCAGACTCGATCTTTCTATCCTCGACAATCATAGTCTGGTCAGATTCTTTCAGCCAGAGATAGTAGTCATCTTTCAGGATTTCAAGAACAGAATCGTTGATGCTTGTATATACCTCAAAATCTCCATAGGCGGAAAACCGCTCCGTCCATATCAATGACTCAAAGGTATCAAGCACAGAAAGCATTTTCAGAGAAGTATCCAGAACAATCAATTCCATAACTATGCCCCCTCAAACGCCGTTCTGTTTTCAATCTTAAACTGCACGTTGGTTGTTCCTTCTTCAACCACATAAGCGAAAATATTATCGCCTTTTGATAGCTGAAACCAATCGGAATCTTTGTCAAGGCAGTTTAAAATATTAGTGTAGATACCGTTTCGAAGAAGCGTGATTGATTTATCCCCTTTGATTGTTGAGATAATGATTTCATCGCCAGCAACCATTCCAGAACCAGTTAGCTGCTTTAATTTATCAGTATCAATACGCATTACCTCTCTCGTCCCGGTATTGTAAATCGTGATGTTTCTCACATTTCCAATGGCATGGATGGTAATCACAACCCCGATCTCGGCATCACCGGAGTAATATACCGTCTGCTCGGTTTCATTCTTAATCTCGCCAAATTCAATCAAGGACTCGGTTAAAGATTCATTCGAAAAAGCGAACTCAAACAGAGGTTCCACTCCATAGAAGATAGTGGTATTAGTTCCATCCGGACCAGCAGAATAAAAATAAGGATCAGGACACACGATTGAAATCTGCGTCGTCTCATCGCTGCTGAAAATATCTGGTTCATTTGATTCCACATAACCATAAGTCTCACAAATACGATTATCAGTCTCTATGAGAAGTGTTACTTTCTTCTTTATCGGAAAGTATTTGTAGGAGTCATGTCTTGTGTCTTCAATCTGAGGATTAAACATCAGTTTCAGAGACATAACGATATTTCTGGAATTTACTCTTGCCGAGTTATACAGCGATCCGTCATTCGTAGAGATTTCGGTCGTGTTAATATCTGCCTTGCTCGGTCCCAATCCGCTGATAGATTGAACAGCGAACCCGGATTCCTCCGGGAACGCTAATTCAAATCTTTTTGATTCGCCCAAGTAATTAGTTACAGTTACTGCTCTAATCATGTGTTACCCACCAGCCCTTTCATCGCCGAAAATTGATTCTTTGTCTGCCGATAAATATCAATTCTCGACAGAGCTTTAGGCGAATAATTATTTTGCGTGAATTGATAGGTATTTCCCGTAGGAGAACTTTCTCCATTTTGAACTTCCATTTCAGAAACACGATCATTCATCCCAGTGCTGACAGATAATGCCTGATTTCTGCTAAACAAAGTATTCAGCCTTCCGGTCCCTGCTTCTACAGCGGATAGGTCAAGAACCGGTCGAATGGTGGGCTGAACATCCATGTCTGCATCTACATAGTCTGCAATCTTGGAAATGATGTCATTCAGTCCATCGATAGAAGATCTGGCAATTTCCCGTCCAGCCTTTCCAGCCTTGGAAACATTGTCAATCAACGCATTTATGAAGCCGACTCCTGCAAAGTTACCGATTCCATAAAAGCGTTTAGAAGGAGAATGCTCGTCCAATTCGTCTTCCGCTGCTTCAGCGGCTGCGGCTGCCATAGCTCTTGCTTTTGCTTCTGCTTTCCAGGTATTTTCGCTGATACCATCACAGAAACCATCGACCAAGTATGAACCGGCAGATTTGAACTGACTATAATAGTCTTTGATGGCAGTTACAGAGCCACTCAGCGTAGTTGTAAAAGCTGTTCGGAGTTCACTATCTTTGCTTCTCACACCGGCGATAAACTTAACCATAAGTGTAGAGCCACTGGTTTGGAACTCTCCCTGTTTCCCATTGATTGCCGTCAGCACAGCCTGAACCAGCGTAGTGAATGTCGTTGTCAGTTCGGATTTCTTCGCATTTGCGCCATTGATGAAGGATGACAACATACTTGAAGCTGCGGCTGTTACTTTCGATTCTGCATTATTGAATGCATTGATAAATCCGGTTACACCGGTTTCGCCAAGCGTTGTCAACGCAGAGCTGAAGGAAGTCATACCGCTTGTATCCAGACCAACCATCCCATTTGCCATACTGACAAGCCGGTTTGTCTGGGTAATCACTCCGGACAACAACGTCGTATCAATACCACTGATGCTGTTGTAATAATTACTGAAATGAGAACCGAACGAAGCCATATCGCTACCGAAGCTGGAAAGTGTCATATCATCGGAGAACCATCCGCCTTCTTTTGGAAGACTTTTCTGAAGCTCAACAATGGATGTAGCAGCATTAGTTGTAGTGGTAACGATGTTCGCATCCACATCTTTCATATAGTCGGAATATTGTGCGAAGCTCTTACCAAAGGAGACCAAACTTGTGCCAAAAGCAGCAATATCATTGTCTCCGGTAAACCAACTCACCAATCCACCTGTATTCGGTAACGTATTCGCCAACTCAACCACTGCTTTGCCAGCCGTTGCGGAGTTCGTAACGGCCTCCACATCAATGCCCGCAATCGCATCAGAGTAGGATTTCATCGCTCTGCCAAATGGCACCAACTTCTCCCCGAACGTGTCCATGTCGTTCTCTCCGGTAAAGAAGCCCACGACACCGCCACTGTTGGGAACAGTATTTGCCAATTCGATTAAAGCCTTTCCCGCAGTAGCAGATTCCACGATTACATTCGCATCCAAACCTCTTACCGCCTGAGAGAACAGCATCATCGCCTCGCCGAACGGTACAAGCTGCTCGCCAAACGCATCCATATCATTTTCGCCAGCAAAGAAACCTACCACGCCTCCAGAATTCGGAATTGTGGTTGCCATTTCAGCCATAGCCTTTCCTGCGGTAGCAGCATTCGTTACGGTATCTGCATCTAGTCCTCTTACGGCATTTGCAAACCCCATCATTGCTTCGCCAAATGGAATAAGCTGGGCGCCGAAAGCACTCATATCGTTCTCACCCGTAAAGAAGCCGATGACTCCTCCGGAATTCGGAAGGGTTGCCACCATCTCCGCAAGTGTCCTTCCCGCCGTAGCCGCATTTGCCACCAATTCCCCGTCCATACCAGCAATGGCAATAGAGAAATCTCGCATCGCTTCACCAAATGGAACGAGTTGAGTAGCAAAGTCGCTCAGAGAAGATCCTCCTGTAATCCAGGAAGTCAATCCGTTCAAAATATCGGCAGCGGTCAGAATAAGAATTGTTTCTGCCAATGCTTTTACGCCATCCAGCATAGAAGGATTAAGCTGTGTAGCACCTTCGATAAATGGCTGCACATTCGTCATAAACGCAGAAAGATCTGAACCAATTTGAGGGAATTGACTTGAAACTCCAGACATGAAACCGCCGACAATTCCGCCAACAAATTGACCGATAGCCGTACCAATTCCCTGCAATAGATTTCCGCCCTCACCGATAAGCCATTCCAATCCCGGAATCTGAGCCAAGGCACCGACAGCCGCCAGAACCAATGCCAACTCTGCAATGACTGCTCCCATCCCGAGAACGCCAAGCATGGCTCCTGGTACCAACGATGCCACTGCACTAAGAGCAAGCATGATTGCTGAAAGCAAACCAATTCCAGCGATTCCTTTGATGAGTACATTTACGTCAATACCACTCAAAGCATCGATTACGCCATCAAAGAAAGCCATCAGCAGCTCCACACCGGCTACAATCAGTTCTGGCAATTTTGTCGTGATAGCCTGGATAATTCCGATCAGAATATCGAATAACTGCTCTACGATGATCGGCGTATGCTCAACCAGAGCCGAAAGCACACTGTCAACCAAGACAAATAGTCCGTCCACGACTGCTGGAACAGCCGTAACCAAAGCCTCAACTGCTGCAAGTACCAATACTGTAAATGCCTCGGCAATAGCCGGTCCCCCATTTGCAATTACTCCTGCGAGAGAAAGGATTCCTTCGCCTATCGCTTCAAACAGCAATGGAATCAGACTGAGAATACTGGATACCGCCACTACAAGGGATGCCGCTCCCGCTGCTCCGGATACTGCCAGAGCAGAAAGTCCAGTGGAAAATGCGAGAATACCAGCACCTGCGGCCAGACATCCTACTCCCAATACGGCAATAGCGGCTGAAAGTCCTAAAATAGCCGGAGTCAATGGTCCTAATGCCACTCCTGCAACACCGAGAACGGTGAAAGAGCCGGCCAGTGCCACCAACCCTTTGGCGATGCTCTCCCAAGACATATTCCCCAATGACTTGAGAACCGGGGTAAATATCGCCAATGCAGAGGACACGGTAAGAACCGCTGCCGCACCCGGAAGTGCAGTTTTCATTGCGTTGAGTGCCACAACAAGAATGGTCATGGAACCTGCAAGGGTTACCAGTCCTCTGGCAATTTCATCCCAAGACATTCCGCCCATATTTCGAACTGCTTCGCCAATAATGAGTAATGCTGCACCGACCTCCACCATTCCAGTCGCTTTCGACATCATTCCTTTTGGAAGTAGATTCATCGCAACCGTTACAGCAGCCATAGAACCAGCCATTGTGGTAAGACCTCGTCCAATCTCCCCCCATGTCAAGTTCCCCATCTTTTCCACTGCTTCCCCAAACACGAGCATAGCCGCCCCAAGAATTGTCATTGCTGTAGCGGTAGAAATCACATGCTTCGCATTGGCTGTCACTTTGGTGAATACCGCCAGTTCGGTAAGAACCACCGCAACCGCAGATAATCCCTTCAAAAGAGTGGAAATATCCAAAGCACCAAATGCTCCAACCGCATTCGCCAGAATATTGATGGACGCCGCAAGAAGAACCAAACCAGTTCCTTTCAGAACACCCATCCCATCCAAATCCGTAGCTTTCAGGAACAACGCCAGTTCGGTGCAAAGAACGCCGACTCCAATCAGACCTTTCGCCAAAGAGCCTACATCCAACGCTCCCAAATCTTCAACTGCTCCTACAAGCACTCGAATCGCTGCTGCAAATACTACTAAACCAGCAGAACCTTTTATCAACCCCTTCGATGTTTTGGAAAGAGCTGTCGCAGATGCTACCAGAATAGCGGATAACCCGGCAACGCCAACCAATCCTTTCAGAAGCTCATCCCAATCCAAACCGGATAATTTCTGAACTGCGCCTGCAAGAATAAGAACAGCGGTAGACATCCCAATCATCGCAATGGTCAACTGTCCCATTCCTTTGATTGCCGCTCCGTTCATTATCTTTTCAAAGATGACCATTGAACCAAGCAGTTCGACGAACAGAACACTCAAAGCTCCCAAGGACGCATTCAGCTTTTCGGAATCAACCAGGGATAACGCCACAATCGCTGCGGTCAGGATTGCCATAGCTCCGGCAATCTTCAGAAGAGTGCCAGCTTTCAGACTTGACTGCCATGCTTCAAGACTCCCCTTAACTCCATCCAAAATATCTTTGAATGAACCAAGAATTCCGCCGCCGTTTTCGGTGATTTCCGATAGAGAGTCAATAAACTTTTTCACCCCGATTAGAATTGCAGAAAACAATCCGGTATTGATTAAATCCAAAATTGGGTCAAAACTTGCGGTATCAAATGCTGTGAGAATTGCTTCCCCAAGGTTTCCAAACGCATTTGCGACAATGGAACCCAGCTTCAATAAAACAGGCGCTGCCTTCTCGACAATCCCAATAATTCCTTCAAATGCCTTCTTTACCAGTTCGCCTAATTTTACAAACGGTTCAAACCGAGTCTGTACCTTATCCGCAAAATTATCGAGACCACTGGTATCAACATTCGCAAACTCGCTGAACGCATCGGCAACTGTTTTTACAAAAGTCTTTATTCCATCCGCAATTGGTTTCAGGAAATTCCCGATTCCTTCGATAGCTTTGTTAAAGGCATCGGAAGATTTAATGGCTTCATCAATACCAACAATGAAATCTCCAATGCTGGCTGTAAAACCAAGAATCCCATCTCCGGCCGGAGCCACATAACCAATCAGGTCGGCAAATCCGCCAACCAGTGCTTTGACACCCTGAAGCCCGATATCAAATAAAGCGAATACCCCTTTGAATGTTCTCTTCAGGTTATTCGCCGTTTCTTCACCTATTTTGAATTTTTCTGTGAGTTCCTGCAATCCGACGGTAAGATTGTAAAGTTGCTCTCCTGTCATCGGTGGAAAGACTTCCTTAAACGCCTCTCGGATAGGCTTTATTACTCCTGCCAAACCTTCAAAGGCGTTTCTTACCGATTCGATCAAGGCGGTTCGACCGCCAAGGTCTTTCCAGTCCTGCAACATCTTGTTTCTTGCTTCGGCAGAAGCATTTACCATGTTGCCAAGAGAATTGCTGACCTCGGTTAAAAGTTCTTTTGCTTCTTCGAAGTCACCAATAATAATCTCCCAGCTTTGCGTCCAGCCAGATTGAACTGATTCTTTCAGAGTGTCCCATAACTGCGTGAATGTCTTTACCTTAGTGGCTGCGTCCAATGCTGTTTGAGCCAGTTCTGTAATCTCTTTAGCCTGTTCTTCGGTATATCCCTGTGCAATGAGGTCCGCCTCCGAATAAGCCCCGGACAACTGCGTCAAAGTTTCGGTCAGAACCTCGGTTGTCAGCCATCCGCCTTCGGTTAGAGATGCTCGGAATGAACCGTACTTCTCAATCATGGCGTCCATATTCACGCCAAAGTGTTCGGCCGTTCTCTTTAAAGCATCCTGGAATAGCTGACCGCCCATTCCCGCATTCACAACGGAGTTCCAGTCCTGCAAACTAACCTTACCTGCTGCAATCGCCTGCGAAAGCTGATACATAGCGGTACTGGCCTGATAAGCGTTAGAACCTGAAGCAGCCGCTAAGTTTGCAATACCTTTGATCGAGGTTACTGATTTATCCAAATCAACGCCGGCCGCTGTGAAAGTACCAATATTACGGGTCATTTCCGTAAAATTGTAAATCGTCTGGTCGGCATATTTGTTCAGCTCATCAAGAGCCGCATTTACCTGATCAATCGTTGTCCCTTTACTCTGCGTATTGGCAAGAATAGTCTGAACTGCATTGATTTGTGTTTCGTACTCCTGAAATCCCGTCTTAATCGGATCGATCGTCAGTGCAGAAACAATATTTTTACCAGCATTTAACGCTGAATTTGTGATGTTTGCCAGAGCCGTAACTGCCATGACTTCCAACGCTGAGAACCGCCCACATCCAGAGCACGCCGTTCATCTTTTGCCAAAGATTTCTGCGTACGGTATTGTGTGGTAGTTAAACCCATAGCCTTCGCAATCTCTGTATCACTCATACCCTGACTTTTCAGTTCATCCACTCGACTCAGAAAGTCCCCACTATGCTGATAAGGATTTTCACCAGATCCCCACGGATAGCGACCAGAACGACGGGGCATTCCATAATGCATCAAAATTTCTTCCGCAATCGGATTCATAATTTAGCCCTCCTGTTCTTTAATTTTATTGATTACTTTATCGAATGTGATAATCTTGTCCATGATGGGAACGATGGTTTCAGCCGTTGGATTCTCATAAAGAATCTGGTTGTTCTGATAAATCCGAAGTTCCATTTCAATGTCGGCCGGCTTGATTTTGTATTCCAAACAAAAAAGAGCAGCGTATATTTCAAGCTGCTCCATGTGCGCCGGAATGACGCCGGTCTTTAAATCGTGAATGCGAAGCATACGATTTCGAAATGCAATCGCATCGGTTGTCCCAAAACAATTCTCTGAATAGAAAAGCGGCTGCTCAGGAACCATTTTGAAACCAATCGCATCATTCACGTACATATTCAATGTTTTCTGAGACTTCGGAAGTTTCTGTCCAAGCGTGATACATCTTGCTGCGAAATCGTGAAGCTCTGTGCCTTTTTGAGTTGCAAGGAATTTTGAGTACGATTCTGCAACTTTGGATTCGTCATAGTTAATCCAGTGATATTTGCTTGCGCCAAGAAAGGCGTGTTGCCCTTCAAGAGCCGAATGCTTGTTGAAGATCATGTAACACTTCCTCCTTATTTTCGGGACAAATAAATCTTGAGAATGACATCTCATTCATTCGTCCAACATAATATTCTTGATTTGGTTGTTTCTTGGCGCGAACACTTTTCTTACATTCTAAAGTGGCCCACTTATCGTTATAGAGAATCAGCAAATCGGGAATTCCCTGAATGTGACTGGAATCCAGTTTTGTTACGATGCAGCCTTTGAACATTCTTTTCAGTTCTTGAATCAGCTTATTCTGAAATTCGCTTTCCAGCATAAGTGAGCCTCCTTTCTCCAAAATAAAAGAGAGAATGGCCATTTTAACCCTCTCTCTTCATAACAGTCGATGTATTTTTCGCGCGAAAAACAAAAGTAGACATAAAAATAGCCCATACCTAAATCATTAGGTACAGGCTAGACGATTTCTATATTTATCGAGGAACGACTTTCACAGGATTAAGAAAGAATACTCCTTCGTTCTCACTAAATGATTGAATTTCAGCAGTTACATGTATATTTGATCCGATGCTTATATAGTCTGGAAGATACAAATCCTCGATTCCCATTCCATAAGTATTTACATCTTCAAATTTAAAAATGGGTCCGGGATTTACTGTGTTCTCATCTACATAATCACCCGCAGACAATAATAAGTCATATCTTGTATTGTTATCTCCGTGATTTGCCAAATAGGTAATACACGCATCAAACTCGATAATTTGATTTTTATACTTTTCTGCAAATTCTGAGTAAATCGGATCAAGTTCATTTGTTGCTGATAAAACTGCTGCTAAGTCTTCATTATTCTCTGGTGTTAAATTTTCTTCTGGAGCCTCGTTAGTGGACTCTGTATTTTCAGAAGTTTCATTTTCAACTTCAAAAGATTCCTCTTCATTACTTTCCGAATTCGAATCTTCATCTTCAGTAGATGATTCCTCCTCGCCAGGGAATGTGTGATACGAAACCACTATTTCAACATCTGGTAAATATCTGGAATCGGTGCTGAACACGGTATCGCCATCAACAGAGACTTCGTCCACTTCTCCTTCGTCATTTAACCATCCGGTTACTAAATCACCAAGAGGCTCTTCTCTTATATTGGTAAAACCTGCTTCCTCCAATTGTGAGACTATCTCTTGATAATTAACTCCATCATAATCGTTTCCGCCAAACGGCATGTGAATTTTTCCATCGTTCTCACTACTGCATCCAGATAATAGAACTGTCAAAACTGCTACAATCGCCAGAAACTTACGTTTCATCTTTTTTCTCCTCCACTCAGTTTTTAGGGCAATAAAAAAGGTGCAGCCCCAACAAGAGATGCACCCGAAAAAGTGCTCTCCCATTGTTGCCACACAATCTCGCCTCGTTCAAGGTATGAGTAAAGAGAGAATACACTTTTTACCAAAGTGGATTCCCTTAAACGAAGCAATTATGCGATTGTGTGGCACTTACAGTATAGCACAGATCAAGAGTAAAGAAAAGAAATTTTTCATTGACTCTTGACTTTTTCTTCAAGCTGTGATATAGGCCTGTTTTCTCAGGTCATCATAGACCATCTTCATTCCATCCTCAAAGTACACTACTATACTCATATACCCGAACGGACGAAAATATATGGATGACCGCGACAACCTTGGATAAATCGACTTGAAATTTTCATACAAGCTCTCCCAACTAATCTTGCTCATGATTTCCTCCATTTTTCGCTCGTGGCCAAAAACCCACTTTTTTTTCGCTATTACTATATACTTTTAAACTTTCTATCATAATAGTTTAAGAAAAAAAGTGGGAAAGTGGGCTTTGAGCCCGCAAACCCGCATAAATACTGGGTTTTTGCTGACCAAATCGGGGTTTTAAAAGTGGGCAGAAAGTGGGCAAATGGCCACAAATTTGACCAAAATCGTCCGAATCCTTCCCCAAAACTCCCCGCATTTTCCAAAAAGCCCACATAAAAGTGGCCAAAGCCCATTTTTCAAAACCTAAAAGTGGGCGTGATTTTCACCCACTTTCAAGTTTTGTACGGACGATTTTCAATAATTCCTTCTCTGATAAGGTAAGTGTTTCCGGGCAATCGGCCGGTAAGAATACTGCTTAACGAAGGAGTCCCTTCGAGATTTCCGCAAAGACATTCCGTATCTAGCCGGAGAACTGAGACTCTTTTTTCTTTTGTTTTCGGATACCGATAAGCCAAATCCGAATGCCTCAGCCAGAGCGTCCGCCATCTCTTTTACTTTCACGGCAAATTCGTCAAACGCTTTGACAAGAGCGTCCATAGTCTTCTGCCAATCATCTATAACGTTATACCTCCCGAACATCATAAATTCGTTTTAGCGATACTTTTTGTATCTTACCGTCTTTCTGAACCATCGCATAATCACCACTCCAAAAACTTGTCCCTATCTGCAACAGTTCATAAATTTCCGTGTTTAATTTACATTTGGAGCAATCATCAACCACATCAAATATCTGTTGTGTCTCCACACAGGCTGAACAAGTAGCATGATCCGGTTTTACTTTGCAAATTTTCATGAGACAGATCACCTCCAAATCCGTCCGGTTCGTTTATCCTTAATAACGATTCGCTCTTCAATATGGAAGTCAGACAGTTCACACAACGTAAAAATGGTTTCCAATAGTTTATGGAACCGGTCCTCTTCCTGCTCAATGTTTTTCAGTGCTTCATAGGCAGTCGGATCGGAATATCCCTCAGCATTTTTTCGACAATCATTTTTAATACCCATCTCGTCCTCCCCACCGGAATGAATCATCCATATAAGTTGCAGAAGAGCTGGTCGCCTTTAACACAATCAGTCCGATCAGACCCACGAGCCCAACAATACACGCAATAACTCCCATTACACATTTCATGTTGCTTCACCCTCACTTTCAACTAATTTCACACCACCATATTCCCACAAATCCTCTTTCAGCTTTTCCATGTCCAGCTCACCATTTTGCCAACGTTCGTAGTATTCCAGAACCAGCTCGGTAAACTTCGGAATGCGCTTTGCGTAGGATTTCGTCCAATAATGGTCCATCAGCACTTCCAGCGGCAGAGTCAGGAGCAGAACCATCGCGGTGTTTATGGCATCATCCATAGCTTCCTGCTTGATTCGCTCCAGCTCTTTCCCCACCTGTTCACGGACGGCCGCATCGAGCTGCGCTTTCGTGAGATTGTATGTAGCGGTCTTTTCTTTTTGCGCTAATTTCTGAGCACGTCTCCTCTCGGCTCGTCCCATCATCCTCATCCCCTTCATAAATCCAGTTCGTTTTCGCAAAGAACAGCGGTACTCCCATAATCAGGGAAAATAAAAAGAACGTTGCATCCCATTCAATCGGGACTGACAACGCTCCAATCAAGACAATCAGGATAGCATAGATTTTATTTTTTATCAGTTTTCGGCTCCACATAGTTACTCTCCCTTACTCTGGTCTTTGGCAAGAATTTTTGCCTCTTCCAATTTTGTGTATCCTTTGGCTGAGGCACAATGTTCGATGCTAAAATTTAACTTTTTCTCCAATAATAATCTCCGAATACGGCAGTGTCTCAATCCATTTGCAGAATTCCACCCACTCGTCGAGCTTGTGGCTCTTTCGCATAGGATAAATACCGGCCAGTACTTCATAGTTCAGCATGATCGTCCGTTTCTGGTTATAGGAAGAGGGTAGAAGCTGGATCATCTGCCACCAGTATTTCTTGTCTTTGGTTTCGATGTATTTTTCTCTATAAATATTCAGAGCGTTAATTACGGTATAAAGAATGTCAAGAGGTGTACTTCGACATTCGTCTCCTGCCGCAATATCCCAGATTTCGCCAAAAGAATCAATCAAATGTTCACAACTGAAATCCTCCGGTGCAAACTCCTTTTCTGCGATCTTATGCATGGTGGAACAAGAATTTGCAACAGTACCAACTTTGTAAGTATCGAACTCCTTCCACCAATAAAGCGGAGCAGTAATATCTGCATAGACTGCAATCATCCTCCGATACTTTGCGTGAGTTGGCCCGCCGGCTGCAAGTCGCATCATCAAATCGTGATCTGTCTTACCAAGCTGCCAGGAATGATCGTATGTATGCTCACAGGAATCGTAATTGGCACAGTTCTCACACCCAATGCCACTCTCCCCACCTTTGCAGATTCCGCTATCGGCTCTCTCCCAACTGTTCATAGGATTCCGCATTCCACGAATAGCGTGTCCCCAATCCATAACTTCTACGTTTTCAATTTTAATCATTATTGCATTCTCCTCTCGAAATAGTCCAATTCTTCTTTGAATAATCTGAAGAACTCGTAATAATCATCAATGGTTCTATCTTTCTGCGAGCAAGTGTTTGTCCTTCCGAGATGTTTATACCAGTTTACCATCATGCCGCTTTCCAAATGGATAATATAATACTCGTCTGAGTTGGAAAACCAAGCAAACTCATCACAAACGACGATTCCATAGCAGAACGCATCCATAAGTCTATCGTAGCCGATGGTTTCTTTTACAATCTCGCATAGCTTATCTCTATCGATATGATACTGCGGTAAAGGACTTAAACAATTTTCATTCATAATTTTTCTCCTTTTCTAACATTCGAAAAATTCTATGAAGGTTCTTTTTTCTGGTTCGTTTCTTTTTGGCATGTAAAACCAAGTGACGTACTCGATTGTCTGGACAAAGTTTTAACGACAAATCAAATATTCCAGAAAGGATTAAGAATGCTTCTTCGCTTATTTTTGTTACCATTTCAAACGATGCAGATGTTTCCATTTCTGTTAATTTGGGCAGATCACAAGAAACTGGAACATTTGCCAATGTCTCTATATGAATATCACTCGTTTCACAGAGTTTTTGAATTTCATTGCCAACATGGATATACACCACTCCAGGCACTATGGAATCGTTCATTATTTTTCTCCTTTTTAACTCCCAAATTTCAAGCCTAACCCCGAATATAATTGGGAATAGAGCTGTTTTTCTATTTCGTCTTTATAAACCTGAGTTGGCGTACCATTTATCATGATTGTCACGGTTTCTCGTAATAAAGGTGCTGCTAAGTTTTCAGAACTTGGATCTGCCGCATTTGCTAAAACTTGCGGTTCAGTCATATATGCTAATGCTTCCATTCGCTTGTTTTTACACTTCTCGACAAACGGGCAATTTTTACATTCTTCTGAAAGTTTTGATAATCCCATTATTGGCAATTTCTCCTTTCTCGCTCCAGCTTCACGTCGATAGCTTTCTGCAAATCTTCAGGCTTAATATCAAAAATAGACTCCAGGAAGTTCAGACAAATATAAGCATCTGCCATCTCTTCCAAGAGTCCAATTCTGTCCCCGTAGCCACGAACCTGTTTACTGATCTGCTGCTGAAGCTCTGCAAATTCCTCCATCGCCACCGTACATTTTGTTTTCCATGGGTATTTCTGAAGGCTTCTCCGAATAATCCGCTTCCTCTCTTTTTCGGAAAGTTGGATATTACTTTTTAATCCTTGGATAAATCTATTCCGATTCATGCTGTTCTTCCTCCATACAGTCTTTGCAACTGTTATCCGCAGCTCCGAAGCAACCGTGATAGTCTTTTTTCTGCTCCTTTTTCAGATTCTCCAGAAGCTCATGATACATCTTTCGGCGCATCTCATACTCGCAGGAAGCAATCTCAATAAAGTCCTTTTCGCCTTCTTTGAAATAACGGTTAATCTCTACACGTTCGCCATCTGGCTTAATCACATAGAGAATCCCAACCGTATCGAAGTCACCATTTTTTCGATCGGTAAGAAACTCCTCGCAATACACACGGAACGGTTTGCTCTCCGGAAAATACGGCATGGTAATCGGGAATTTTTCTTCCATTACTCGATCTATCAAGCCGCTGTGGTAGAATACATCTGGATTATCCAAGTTCACACCACAGAAACGGTTGACATCTCTGTATTTAACAGAGCCGTCAGCATATACATATTTAAAGAGAGAACTCATCCGCCGGCTCTGGTAATTCGCAATCTCTCCACGAAGACCACTTCGATCAGAAATATCGCTCCAGGCATCTTCTGTGTCTTCGATAGAAGTGAGCGGCTTTCCTTCAATCAATCGGTTTAAGATAAACTTTGTCATGCTGATGCTAAATCCGCTGTGACCATCTTCACAAAGACTCTGGAATGCCTTTAATGCACTTTCGTAGCAAGCACATCCGTAATCCCATTCTCCTGGTTTCCGATCAGGCGCTTCGTGCTTGCAGGCAATTTCCACTTCCCTTTCCGCCCACAGTTCCATATTGGATTTCTCATGAGAATCAGAATCTTTGGTTGCAGATCCAGCTTCTTTCTCCCAGTAGGAGCCATTGTCACTCTTTACGAAATTCTTCGCATAAGTTATATCGGATGTATGCTTGCATTCCGTACCAGAACAAGTATCTCCACATCTTTTACCATCACACAAATAAAGAACGTCAGCTACTCCGTTTTCCAGAGGCCAGATATTCCGATCATCTATGTACTCATTGGCAAATATCTTTCTGGTATCAGAGCCAAAGTTTTCGATGATTTCCGGAAGATTCTCATTGACTGCGTCAAATGTCAGTTCATTTTCTTTGCACCACTCAATGGCTTTTCTGAGCATATCGTCCACACGACAAGTCCAAAGAATCAGCTTATCTCCGTTCTTTTGTCGATCACGAAGATACTCTATCAACTCTTCGTTGGCTGAGCCGATTTCCGGCCATTTGTTCTCGCATAAAGTCCCATCAAAATCTACTGCAATGATTTTTACTGATTTAAGATCCATACTCTTTTTCTCCTTTTAAATTCTATATTTTTGATAACGGTAATCCATCCGGCCAAATATACTCAAAGTTTGGAATAGGATATAGTCTTGCCTGAAGAATGAGCAGCTCGCCAGAAAATTCCAGCGCTTTCTGCATCTGCTCGTTTTCATCATTTTGTTGTAATTGAGGAAACATTCTATACTTTTGATATTTGGGTGGAAGAATTTCCATAGTGATGGTCTCCTTTACTTTTATCTCCAGAAAGATCTTCAACGCGTATTATTTCAATGTCATCTGGAACAATCTGAGCATCGCAATAAGCAGGTAACACAACAACCTTTCCGTTTTCTTAATGGGAAAGTATGTATCGGCGAATATCGTTCAACTCTCTGGAACGACAAAACATATTTACTTTAACTACCAGAATATCCGACATCTCGTTTCCCCCTTCTTATCCTTCTGAACTTATCCACGCTTTTTATCACCCCGGTATTCTTGTTAATGATGCGGTAATAGAATTCGGTCTCTTCAACCAGCATCCAGTCTTTACAATTCAGATAATGAGCAGACAAACATTCTTTTTGCTCTCTGGTTAATTTTTTCGGTTGCTTCATGTGGTTTTCTCCTTGCTAAAGCTGGCCTTCTTTGATTTAGGGAATACCAACTTTTGATAAAGTGCTTTGGCCTCTTCTCCCTGATAGGCATTGATAATTTCGACTTTTCCTTTCTCCTGCTTCCCGACAATCAGAACACCAACGTCTTTTCCGTGGGAAAAATCCCAACTCACAATTACGCTATCTGTTGATTTCATTCGCCATTACCTCCCCAAGCTTATTTTGGATGCGGCTTAAAATATCCTCCACCAATTTTCTCGTATTGGGATGCAGTTTTATATAATTTTTATGCTCTTCGTACCAGGAGAAAATTTCCAGCAAATTTCCTTTAAACCAACTAAAGGACCACCAATCGCAAATCATCTCCAGAATATAGCAGTAGGGCATCTCCAAAACGATTTCTCCTTCTTCCGGATCATCATTGATCAATACCCAATGCTGCCAATGATGAGGATTTCGATGAATATGTAACAACCAAGCTTTTCGAAAATCCTCCACTACTGCATAAGAGCGATTTCCTCCATAAAAGTAAATATCATAGGGACCGTATTCATCTGGCTCCGTTTTGGATTGGTCATGTGCAAATACGATATTATGCTCTGCGCCACTGACCTCCGTGATCTCAGGAAGATTTTTTTGTAACCATCGAAATCCCGCTTCAACGTTAGATTTATGCTGTGCCAAATATCGATCATATTCGTAGCTCATTTTTTCTTTTCCTCCCACATTACAGGTTTGTGAGAATTGAGATTGTACCCATAATCCAGACATTCATTACAGGGATCGAACTTTTCCCCCAATTCTTTATGTTTACAGGTTTTGCAATACTTTTTAAAATCTACTTCCAAATATTCTTCGTTCATAATCTTTTCACCTACCTAAGCTGCCGTTTTCGATGGAGTATTCTCAGACCATCTCACAAACTTCGTCTCATTGAAATCCTTCTTATCCTTCAAAGACCTGCTAATTCCTAAATCAATTCCACTTCGAGATTTCAAATGATAATAATACAAATCTTTGAACGGTGTATTTAGCCTGTTTATTCGGCCCGCAGATTGCTTCATAATCTTATAGGAATAGTTTTGAGAATAGAATATAATGGTATCCGTTTTTATGCAGTTCCAGCCTTCGGCTCCGGCATTGTATTGGACAAGATACACCCAATTTTTTGACTCTGGAATCGGCTGATGCTTATGTCCATTCCACTCTGCGATTTCAAAAATTCCGTCATCCTCATAAATTTGAAACAATCCCTTTAAAAGCTCCAGCTCGTAATCGAAGTTGTAAAATATAATGGCTCTCGGATGCTTCTCTACAATCTCCATCAAGGCAATCTGCCGTGACTCGTCCGTATTTACAATTTTTCGCCATATATAGCAAAGACCAGCGGCATTTGTAATCGGCTCGTTTTTAAATGGGTCCCATCTGGTTCGTCCAGCGTCTCTGTATTTTCCCACATCATATTTGACAAACACATCTTCATGATGAGAAATTGTCTGACGCTTGAAATCCATATTCACCAGGATTCGGTTCCTGAGTCGAATCAATCTTCCGGTATTCAAATATCGGTCAATTTTTGGATACTTACTAAATCGACTATAAACCACATGTTCTCGGATGAATTCCGTCCGATTTTTGTAAAACCCATTTGCAATGAATACCGGAATATAATCCTGCCAGGTATCTCCCGGAGTTGCGGATAACAGAATCCATTGGTTTGATTTGGCGATTTTCAGGAACGCCTTCACCCAAGCTCCAGAACCGATTACTCTTTGCTCGTCAAATATAAAGAAAGCATCCTTCACCTCTGCATACTTCTTGATGTTGTTCCAGGAATCTACGACAACCTGATTTGAATATAGATTGACATCCTCATGAACCGAAAGAAGGAAGGGCGAAAGATCACCCTCCCATTCCATCGTATCCCGCTTTCTGGCCGTTGTAATGATATATAAGTCCTTTGGCGGATCGTCCATCGCAACATAGTCCTTCAGCCCCGTCAGACAATCTGGATCTCCACCATTCTGAAGATAGTAATAAGCCAACGCTGTTCTGGACTTTCCGCTTCCAACTCCGCCGCACAGAATACAGCCATTGATCATTTTTTCAACGGCTGCTATCTGATAGTCATATAATTTAACAGCCATTCACGTCTATCCCTCCTCGCACACTATGAATCCATCTTCAATCTCAGTCCGATATTCCAGAATGCCATGATCTTCCAAGTTTGCCTTCGGTCCGTATCCTAACAACATCGCAGCAATCTGCTCATCGGTCTTTCCTTTTTCATCACAATAATATGACCATAAAGCTTCTTGGACTGATTTCGTGACACAAATTTTCCGGCAGTCGAAACGAGTTTTATCCGTTATCTCCGCCGGGATTTTTCGAGCCACATTTTCATAGAATTCGGTCAAATCACAATAACAGTCTTCTTTCCTTAATTGTACAGACTTCACCATACTACCAATCCTTTCATACGCTGTGAAACAATCTTCTCATAGCCCACACATCTGAAAAATACATCATAGTGAACCAATAGTTCTCTCCGTTATCGTCCGTGGACATTGGTTCTGTCAGAGAATTACCAACCTTGATGTATGCGGCCACTCCAAGAAGAGAAAGCTGAATGTAACACATCAAAGCGACGATTTCGTCAATATCCTGAGCTGCAACCAGAACGTGATTCTGGAAGTTAAGATTTACCTTTTCCAATTGCTTTCTGGCCTCATTAACTGCTGCAATCAGAGTTGCCCCGGCCCCACAGCAGGGATCATTGATCGTGATATAACCTTTTTCTTTTACGATGGCAGCCACGTCTTCTTCCGTTACTTTTGCCATCAGCTCACAGATATGATAGGGAGTAAAGAATTGGCTGGTCGATTTGTTACCAAAATTCAATTCCATAAAAACACTGCCTAAGAAGTCCTGCTCTGGATTATCTTCCAAAGCCATAACGACATAGGCAGCTAATCCCGGAAACAATTTTTGCTCCTGCTTATTGTATTTTTTGATAGTCTTTAAATATCGTTTTTCCCGTTCTTCATAGTGGGATTTATCCACCGGATTCGATAAAGAACAGGCAAACATTATGATAAAATCCCGCCATACATCCCACGGCCTGTGCCGGTAAGTCAACTGATGAAAAGATCTTAGAAACTCTTTCCTGACATTCTCATTTTTCAGCAGTTTATCCGGCTTTGGTATGTCCATTTTCTTAGGCTGTGGCGGAATGCTTGATTCTTGTTTTTCGCTGTTTACTTTGGGTTTAGGAACAGAAGCATTGATTTTCGGTTTCGCTGTGGTTCGCTTCTTTTTCCGATTCCAAAATGCCATATTTTTTCTCCTTTCGCAGAAATATAGGGCTGTTTCCTCTAGCCTTAGGACATTTACCTTGCTGGCAATATCAGGCACCCTATCTGTCGCTCATCGGCGGAACGGAACTTCTTCCGGTCCTTCTTCTTCTGCATACTTCTCAGCAAATTCATCTTCCTCGATGGTGACATACATCGTCTTTAGGTAGGCCTTAATGCCGGTCTTACCGTTTACTTCCCAGGAATACGGTCGAATCGTCAAATCAACATTCCGAATCTCCGCATAGTCCAAAGTAGAAATGGATTCATCATCCAACGGTGTTTTTGTCTTTCTGGTAATCATATACACCTTAGGTGGGATATTCTCGAAGCTGACTGCGACCTGGATGTAATGTCTTGGTTCTTCATCCTCGTCTTTCGGAGACAACACTCTTACGTTCCATCCATCCTTAGAGAGTTTCTCCGCCTGCTCTGGATCTTCGATGATCACACAGAAGTTCTTGCTTCCAGCTCTGTTATACTTAGACTCTTCTCCTCTGAAATTCCGAAAAATGATATGAGCGTTTTCAATAATAATATTAGGTACGTTTTTGTAAGCCATGATACTTCTCCTTTTCTTTAATTGAATGGTAATTCTTCATCAGCGTCTTCAGGAATGTTCATAAAATCCTCTAATCTTGGTTTTGGAATATAGGGATCATCGGACACAAACCATTCGAAGTCGCCGTATTTGGATATAGTTTCCACTGCATCATCTACAAGCTTGTCGTAATAGGAACGGTCAACAGAATCTTCTTTGGAGAGTTCTTTCACCATTTCAGATTCCAGCCACCGATACCCTTTCGAGCCAGTAGCTGCATAATACCGTCCATCCTTCTCACGCATGAGCAAACCGCCGCCGGCCCCTGGTTTAATCGGGCAGAACTGTCCAACTCGTCCAATGAAAATATAATTGTGGCCTTCTGCAATCTTTGGATTCAGAGACCGACAAGTCTTCTCGAATGTCGTGTCAGAAAGCAATCCCTTACGATAATCACTCTCCGCTTTTGAAAATTCTTTTTCATATTCAGACACATCAGGAAGTCCTTCATTCATGTCCAAATATAAAGCGCTGCTTACCGACTTAGTTTCACACATATCTTCAAAGACGATCTCTTCACCGCTGAAAAGCTTCTTGAAAACATAAGGAATCTGGAACTGGGTTCCTGTGGCTGTCCACTTCCCGTCTTTATACTTGGCAATATAGACAGCGTCGTTTACCAGGCACATCCGGTCGTATGTAGCCTCGTGCTCAAAGGTGTAGCCATACCGTTTCCCATAATCCATAACAAACTGGATAATCTCCGGCGTCGCATCTGGAATCTTAATAGAGTCCGTCTTAATATGAGCAACAGTAAAGCCCCGTTCCTGTACCTCATGCTTGAGGTTAATCATGAACAGAGCTCCTCGTTTGGCTACAATATTATCTTTGTTTCTCGGATCGCGGAACGGATTCTCGAAGTTGGCGGAAGTCAGGCCATATACCGAATTGATTGCTGTCTTTAAAGCATTCGCCAAATCCTTCGCTGTCATCTCGCCATCAATAACTTTCTGGATATACGGTGTCAGCTTTCCGTCCAGCATGTGGTTGACTTCGTCCCAGGCTTCGTGTTTGATGCTGACTCGTCCTTCCACAATATCACGGAAGGCCCTCGTAAATTTCACACCGAACAGAACCTCTGCAATTGCACTGTGCGGATGCATAGAAGAAATATCCAGCAATGCCACATTTCCATACATACCGGGTTCCGCATAGACATAACCGCCTTCTCCAACCTCTTCTCCTCGATATATCGATTTTCCATTCTCATACTTGTATCCAGGAAAATAAGGTAAGAGGCTTCCTTCTTCACCATGGGTTTGTGCCATCATTTCGGGACACGCTTCAGCAAGGAAAGCTTCGGTTTCTTCATCAAGGTAATGTACCGGCTCTGCCAGATTTCGGTAATTGAACTGATCCTGTGGTTTTCGCTCGTTCCCAAATATAATCTTCTGGGTCAGCGTATTGGTCGTGTCGTTTACCGTCATGCCAGCCAAATCCGCCAGAATCTGTCGAGCTGTCCAGTCCGCCTTCAGGTAGTGGAATGCCGCTTCGGTTGCGATTACATCGTTATCACAATATTCAGCTACCTTGGTCCACATTTCTTCGGGAACCGGTTGATCCCAAGGAAGCCCAAGCTCCTGATGATGGATTCCCATCTCAATCTCCAGCTTCTTCAAGCTCTTTTTATTTCCGGCAGATGCAAAGTCATACACATCCGTATAGGAAACATTGTAGGCTTCTCCAAAGAAGCAATTGGGACTTCCACTGATAATCTTTTGCGAAAGGTTATAGAGCTGCTCGTTCGTATAACCCATGAGTCTCGCATACAGAATATGGTTATCATATCGACGGCAGTTGAACCCAACCAGACGGAACCGCATCAATTCCTCAATCTCGGTCGGTGTCGGGTTAATCATACGGACAACCGGCTTTCCCTCACCTTCGATTTTCCAGTTTACAAGGAATAGGTTCGGAAATACCTCAATGTCGTAAAAGACCAGTTTTGCTTCTTCATTTCTCCCCGCTGTGGAAGGGTCTGCCGATTTAAACTGCATTTTATTAACCAGCTTGATACAGTATTCGGCCTGATGCGTACTATTCGCGGCAAATGCCAAAACTGCGTTCCGCATATCCGTCACATCGTAACTCAAATCACTGGCATATGCGTCTTCCAGTATTTTGTAGATAAAATCGATACTAGGCTTAGTACCCGGATGAATTTCTTTATTCAGATTTCGTTTAATCAGTGTTCTAAGCCCTTTCTCGCTTTTAATCGCTTCAAAATTTACCATTTTGTCTTCTCCTTTCGTCGGTAAACCAGAGCTAATCGTTGCGATAGGCAAATCATTACACTTCGTAAGTTTTCTTCGTAATGAGCTTTTACCCGTGAACACTTTCACTTCAATATGGTCGTCATAAATACGACTCAGTTTTTTTACATCTCCTGTATAAATATAATGAAGATGAACCCCCTTTCCGCTTTTACTTAGCTCTGCATAAGTCGCCGGCCACTTGCTTGCTTCCTCCACATTCTGTTCGAAGGATTTGTTCCCATCCTTATCCGGAATATCAAAGTCAATTACTATGTGGTTTTCCGGGACTTTAACATAATGAATTTTAGAAGTGTCCAAATCGGACAGCTTCGTTTTTACCTTGTCCCATTTCATAGAAGGCGTCTCCTTATCAGTCGCATACTGCGCCGGACAATCGGAGCACACCTGATCGAAAATGGATTGTGTCGCATTAAACTGCAATAATGACGGTTTCTCTTCCGGTCTTTCCACAATGGTCTCCTCTTCAAATTTTTCAGTCCGGAATCCGATATAATAACTTCGCACTCTTGAACCGTCCTCCATGTTAAATCGCTCTTTGTAATCGTGGAAATAGTTCTTCAGCTCTTCCTTAAAAACTCTCTGAGAAAATGGATAGCCTACTTTTGCCTCGTCACAGTAGGTCTTATACATCTCCCAGGCAGCCTTCAAGGTTGTACCGTTTTCCCGTTTGAACACATGGTAGGAATCAATGATGAAGTTATAGAAATCGTTGGAAGCTCCCAGCATTGCAATGGGAATATAATCGTCATATAAACCGGGATTGTTCAAATAGACTTCCTGGCAATGATACGCGATCGCCCCCAATTCGAATTCAATCTGTTTCATGGTTGCCTTGTATTCCTTCGGACTCAGCTTATTCCCTGAAGGAGACACATCAATCAGTCGTCGAATCAAACCAGATTTTGCATCCGTAATTTTCACTGGCTTGTTGGTACCCATGAACAGAAAGCATTTGAACCGATTGGAATAGGTTGATTTAAACTTCTCATTCACGGTCATCAACTCATGGGATACCAAACTGTTTAACCGGGTATTGTCTTCAATTCTCGACAGATCGCCATCATGCTGAATCGCCACAAGAGGATTGCTCTTGAACGCCTCCAATGCGAATGAATTGCTGGATGAGCCAAGAGCTTTTGCATCAAAGACCGAATAATATCCTTCAAAGAGCTGCTGAATGATATTGAGGACTGTGGATTTACCCGTTCCGGCAGCTCCATAAAGAACCATAAATTTTTGCAGTTTTTTCGATTCTCCGCACACAATAGAACCGATCGCCCATTCTATCTTTTGTCTTTCCGTTTCCGAGTACAGAGTAGACATCAATTTGTCGTAAGCAGACAAATCACCAGCCTCAAGCGGATATTTTAGCTTTTTACTGGCGTAATCTTTTTTATCGGTCTTCGTGTTGGAGAATATCAGTTTGTCATCCAGCATGTGGAAAGAATCCCGCATTTGTTTCTGACAATATTTATGCCAGGAATCAATCATCCCGGATTCCGCATCCCACATGTGAAGAACTTTAATTTCAGAGTCAAAGCGCTGGCGGCTTTCTTCTGCGTATCTATCCAGTTCACGGTCAATGAGTTGCAAAGCATCTTGTTCGTCCGTAGACCATAAACCTCGTTCCTCAATCCAGATAGCGTAGAAGTCACCACCTCGAATCATCAGATCGGAGCTTTTCTTAATAATGAACTTCGGATAGATTTCAATTACACCACGCTTTGTACTACGTGTGGAAATCATCAAAAAGTCGATCATCTCATTTTTTACTCTCCTTTATCGCGCTTCAATTCCTCTATTGTCGATTCCAGTTTCTCAATCCTCTTTTTCTGCTCCACACGGTCCAGCTCCAGGAGAACCAGATTAACTGTCATGATAAGAGCCAACGTGCTTAAATTCCGGTTATAGCGGGCTTGTTTATTCAGGGATTTCCGAATGGACCGGATTGCCGTCTCCGAATTGCTGAGACTTCCGAAAATATAATTCATAACCTCGCACATCTTACTTTTTTCCTCCCTTCATTCCATTCAGAAAACTGGTAATCGTCTCAAATCTCCAATCTTTCTGATTATGATAAGTGAATATAAATTCCTGACCATTTTTCTGGCGGATACGAATGCTGTTTCTTCCATTTGGAAACCATACATCGATCCGATCCCCTGAATAATCAGGAAAATAGTTTTCAAACCACTTCATTACTTCGCTGTGACCCATAGCAATCTCTCCTTCTAAGTATTTTCGTCCAAGTACCAGCACATCTGATACCAGATTTCAACAGACCTTAAATCGTATCGGCTGTGATTTACGGTAAACAGCCCACCGTCACCATTGCGGCTATACTTCCGATCCAGAAACCGCTGGACAATGTCCTCGACATAATCCCGGTCAAACTTGGAATCATTCATAGAGCCAAGGCCAAGATTGACAATCATGTTCCAGAACCACTGTCCAGTTCGGTTCCCAACGTCCGGATCGTCCATAATATGTTCCTCACATCGAATCGCAAGTGCGATCATCATCTCCAGCACACTGCACATCCGATTATCCAAATAGGCGGAGATCATGGAGCTGCTGTATCCGTTTTCATAACCAAACCGATACCTTAAATCCACTCCATCCTCCGCCCGGTTTCCATCCATCGGAATGCTGTATGTAAATTCAATTCGATGCATCTCTCTTAAAAGCTTCCGATACGATAATTTCTTTGAATATCTTCCATCAAATACAAGCTGATACATCCAGTTAAAATATGCATCATTAAGCTCGTTCTTCGTCATTACTCCTCCACTCGATGCGGCCTTGTCTTTGCGACATCCGAGTAGTTTCTCTGGTCAAGCAGGATTTCATAATCGCACTTTAACCGGTCGTTTCGGACAAATACGGAGTCATCCTCATATTCACCAAAATGGTTCAGGGATTCCTCACCGACAATTTCATCCACATCGTCTACCTCTTCATCATTTTCATCAGCCAGGACTTCATCCGCATAGTAAGTGAGGCTGATTTTTTCATACTCTTCAAATTCGCCGAATTCCTCTGGCGAAATGATGTAAGGCTTTTCCACAAACGCCTCTCCTTTCTTTTCCTCGACACTTCTGGAATAGTCCGTATATCCCTCTTTCTGGATGATAGATGCATACTTTTTGAAGTCCACATCACTCTCGTCCTTCTGAGTTCTGTCTTCTGCTACTTTAAGTCCGTTACAAAAGCCTTCTACAAAACTCTTTCCAGTTTCTCTTGTGGCATAAGCCGCTTTCACAGAATCAATTTCTTCCTGAGCAATCAACTCATATTTCCGCTTCAGCAGTTGCCATGTGCACACAGAGCCTATCCCTGCTCCAGCAATAAAAGCAAGGAAAGCCATTCTTTTACTGCTCATCCTCTTCCTCCTCGTTTCTGATTGTCATCACGGTTATTGCCAAACCGCCAAAAAGAAAAGAGACACTCAACAGAATGCCTCCCATAATATGTCTTTTTCTCTTGGTATTCAGAACATAATCCAATACCGATATTACATTCTCCAAGCCGTCCATATTAGTTCTCCCTTCCTGTTGACAGAATTGCGATTCCACCAACAAAGCAGATACCGGACATTGCCGCTAACGTATAAGATACAAACGCTAAAAGATTACGCATAATGATTCTCCTTCCTTATTCATACTTTGAAAAATAATGATTCCCAACCTGGAACATCGGAACGCCATATGCGCTGTATTCTCCTGCTGTGAAGAATACGACATCATAATTAGTTCTCGACTCCAGCTCCTCGTAGACGAGCTCACAAATATCCTCTCGGACTTCACATCTGTCCACTCGTCCGTTCCACATGGATGAAAATTGATTTGGCTGATAAATCACCTCATATACGGTATCCGGGAAATATTCCGAATCTACTCGGTTAAGTACTGTATCAATAACTAGGCGTTTTCCTTCTTCACATTCGCCTTCGGCTTCTGCCATCGTGACAAGAGCGATCAGCTCCACATCTTCCCTAGGCAATTCGGGTATTGCTTCTGTCGTTGATTCCTCCGTTTCCTCTGCTGCAATCGGAATAAACCCCTCTTGCGAAACCGTAATAACCGGCTCAGTCTTTTCGACAACGATTGCTTTGGATATTGCAGCAACGTCTTCCCCATCTGAGTGAAATTCAGATATAAAAAAGGAAGAAGCTATTACAATACCGCACAATATCGGAACCGTTATTACTTTGATTAACCTGTGCATAAATTCCTCCCAAATAAAAAGCTATCCCTAAGAATTACAGTAACTCTTAGGGATAGTTATAAATTTTTCCTCACATCAAATCCCAGATGTTTCCATCGACATTGAAATCCAGAAGGATTGCCTGATCAAATCCATTGACATAATCTGAATAACTCAGATTATCGGAATACAGGCCGAAGTCAATGTAATTATCTCCTTTGGGATTTTCCGGATTATAAACCCAACCAACAATCTGGCCGGCTTTTGTTCTCGGAAGTCCGAGCATTTCATAAACTTCATTCAGAAATACACGCTTCTTCGCTTTCAGCAAGTCATTCGCGTAACGCTCCTGAGCTTTGATGAACATCAGATTGTATTCGTTATTGCTTTCCCAGTGAGGGTTCAGAATAGAATTTCCATCTTCATCCTGCGTGTACTTTTCAAAAAATCTAGCATAACCGCTGATATCTGCCGGACTTACCACAAAGCCGTTCTTCTTAATTTTCTTCTCTTTTCCGGTCTCCTCGTCGATCACCGTTTCATCAAACTTCTTGGCTTTAAGATTATATTTCAGTTCACGGTCAACCTCTTCGCCAAACCGTTCAATAACACGACTGCGATACTCTTTAAATCCCTTGTCTATAGCTGCATAGGCTGCTCCAAGAGCCACATTTCTCTTACGAAGGATGTTATTGGATGCCAGAATACTGGTAATCGACAACGCACCGAGCACAACGGAAGGTCCATACAGCTTAGCGAATTTTACTCCGGTCTGGACATAAACAATCGCCAAATCCTTTTTGGCATCCTCACTGGAATACTGCTCCTTCACAGATTCGTCTTCCTCGCATTTATGAATTACTTCGACATCTTCCTTTGTCTTATCCAGAATTTCTCCCACCTTTGTCGTTGCTTTACACGCCATTACTGCGCTTGTAACCACGCCAATAACTCCGGCAACGACAAGAATCTCCGGACTATGCTTCTTTAACTGGAAACTGGTCTTACTAAGAAAACCGTTCATGCTCTTTACAATCTCTGCTTTTTTCATGGTTATTTATTCTCCTCTTCTACTTTTTTTAAATGATCAATCAGATGCTGTGTGTACCAAAGGATTTTCTCCAAATCCTGAATTCCGTTTTTCTTCTTCCAACGGCAAGCATATTTGATAATGTTTGCGGTATCGGTAGCCTCAATCCCTTTTAAATCGAAGGTAAAGGCTTCGATCACATCAATAACTTCCATACCTGTTTCAGAAATATAATGATCTGGATGAGATACCATCTTATCTTCTGACTCATACATCTTGCATTCCTCCTTTTACAACGGCATCGGTTTAGGCAGTTTCAAAATATAACCGTCCCTTACCCGAACCGCCCTGCATCCGGCAATATCAGTCCATCCGTATTTATTGGCAGCATAGTTGTCATTGGATACGTTTGCCAGATCATAAAGATCTGCAACACTGACCACCTCATACTGTGCGATAATCTCATTCATAGCGTCCAATACCGATTCAGCATCCCCACGAGTTTCAAATAAGAGTTCATCATATTCATAGCTCGTCCGACTCTTCGGTGCCGTATAATCCTTCTTTCCGCTGTCGTAATACTTCTGATAGGATACCTTGGACGCTGTCGAATTCTTTTTCGACTTTCCGGCCTCTCCATAAAGAATCATATCAATACCATTGGTTACTATATCGGAAATTGCCTTTTTAATCGCCGGCACGAGGACATCCATGACAATATAAGATTTCACATTATTAACATCTTCGGAAATGAATACATCTGCAAACTTCTGCATCTCTGATTTTTTCTTCGGCTTTACCGTCCCAGAAATCACCTTTTCTACACGCTTTTCAGGAACAAGGTCTTTCTGTTCTTCCTTTGACTTGTGGGAATTCGGCTTATATTCCTCCATTAAGTTGTCTCCTTTCCACTCACTAAACTAATCTTTCCAGGCAATATAATCTTTGTACCCGGAAGTCGATTGTTCTTCTTTTTAAATTGATAGGTAAGATTTGACCTTGCCTTCTTTTCAGAGACCGCCCGTGTAGAAGCAGTCCAACGATTAGCAACGCAGTTGTCAAATTCCATCACTGGTCCGTCATACAAATATAAATTCATCAATGTCACCTCCGGATAAAAGAAAAAAGGGAAAGCACCTTGTTACAGGTACTCTCCCTCGTGTTGAAACACATTTTTCTCTTTAAGCTTCTTCGGAATCCTCTTTCTCGTTTTCCACGATCGGCTCTTCAGAATCATCCCACTCGGCGTCGATAATCTGCTGCTCTTTCTGGGCTTTGATCTTGGCAATCATCGGCTTACCCACATACTTGTAGATTACAACACCTGCAAGTACGGCCAAACCGATACCAGCCGCAACCTTAAACCCTTTTCCAGAACTCGCTTTAACAACCTCCTCAGTAGTTGCCTCCATAACCTCTTCGTTGTTCATGATTTCATTGGTTTCCATGTTTATTCTCCTTTCAATTCTTGAAAATGTGTGATTCTTCTTTCATTAAAGCCGCTGTATTTTTCGCGCGTTTATAACAAATTTCGGTAATCATATCGTGGAGCTACGCTGTAATCAATTACCAGGCAGGGAGTTCCATCGCTGGCTAATTGAGAGCTGAATGATAAATCGATATATCCACTATCGACATTCCACCCAAGTTCGTCGCCGAGTTTTACACTGTCCAGACCAATTTCGTAGTAGAAGTCATTTAGGGATACATACATATCATCCAGCATTTGCCGATTCAGTTCGCACTCTGCTTTTTTTATTTTTTCAATATCGCTTTTGAAGTATCTTCCGGAAATTGCATCATAGCAGAGCGTATTCCCCTTTTCTGTAATGATTACCTCTCTTGTTACTACCGGATTCTTTTCAACCTTATCCTTAGCAACGGCATCTTTCACTGCCTCATTTTTCTTCTCCCCAAACATCTCAATTACTTTTCCCTGATAGTCTTTGAGTGCGGATTCGGATAAGGTATATGCTGTTGCAAGTGCAGCATTTCTCCGAGCATTCACTGAGCTGGCTCCGATCAGGCAGGCAACAGAGAGTGTTCCGGTAATCGCTGCCGGAATATAACACGCCCATGTCGTTTTCACCATATCCATTGCTTCAAGCTTTTCGGCTCCGATTTCCTCTTTTCTCTCTTCAATGAGAATCAGCGCCTTAGGCGTTGCTCGTACAGCCATAACCGTGGTTGTAATCATTCCTGCAATACCAATTCCGGTAAGAATCTCCGGACTATGCTTTTTAATCGCTGTTTTCAGTGACAAAAAGCTCTTGGTTATTTCTTTTTTCATTACTTCCTTCCTCCAATTCCTAAAGCTGTTTTGGATAACTCAAGAACCATGTGAAACGCTTCATCTTCGGTAAAGCCGGCTTCTACAAAGCGATCCTTCAGGTTCTTCATCCCAGAAGCAGCTTTTGCAAACATCTCTTTCTCTTCCAGATTTTTGATCTCCTGTTTGAGAAGCTTAATCTCGTTTTCTTTCTCAGAAATCTCTTCCTGTAAGGACTCTTTTGTTACCTTATTCTTTGGATTCCATCCTTTAAGAGTCTTATAAGACACTTTGTTTTCACGGGGCACAGGGCCCCTGGATTCCTGCTTAACCAACCAGAATTCCGGACGAACTCCATAAGAGTCCGAAGCGTAGTCGTAGGCCGCATCGCCATAGTCGCCCACATCAGCGAAATAAGCCGAAGAAAACTCCTCTTTTGTTGCATTTCTCAGCCATCCCCATGCAAGCTGATCCTCAAAACAAGCAATCCGATTCTTGCATTTCTTCATCAAAGGAAGCTGCTCATTGGTATCCGGTTCCAGATTCTTGTTGTCCCATTCGTCCTCATGGCCTACAATCTGACCAACAGTGGGTAGTGTAAGTCCGTAAATCTTGTCACGCAGTTCCTCCGGGAACGCCATATACAAAACCGTATCCATCCACTTTTTCAAATCGGACTTTTCAAAGCCGCCTTTGTTTGTGTTTCGGTTGTTCATAGGCCGACGAGTAACATAATCGTCAAATATAAACATGACACCCTCGTCCGTAACCTTGTGAGCTGTCGCCGTAAACTCCCCAAGCTCTGCCAGAGGAATAACCATCTGATCTCCTACCTGGATATTTGCTGTGTCGATTTCCTGCTTTCTTAATACCTTCATGATGTTTCTCCTTTCGAAAATATAAATTGTTGCGGTTATAAAATAAGACCGAGAAGTGTCTCGGCCGTATTTTCTGCTACTTGAAATATGTAGTTGTTTGTTGGCTCATCCGATATATGAAGGAATAGCTCCATTTTCAATATGAAGCCTTCTATCACCAAATCAGCTTCTGACATCGGATGATCCATAATGGCCAGTAGAATTTCATCAACAGCCCACTTTTCATACGAACGCTCCATGATAGCTGATTTAGGCCAATTTCCTCCGGGTTCAAATAGATGCTCATTCGCATAATTTAGAATTTTTTGAATAACCTCGTCATTCATCAGCACTTGCTCCAAACTAAAAAGAAAGAGCCCTTGTTAGGACTCCTCTTCGTTTTCATCGTCTCTTTTGGCAAGTGCCTCATTAACCTTTTCCTCAATTTTTTCATCCATTTTCTTTTCGTTTACCCAATCGGTAAGGATACTTACTCCAAATCCGATCACCGTAACTGCAATACCAATGGCCTTGATAAAATTTTTGTTCTTCATAAAGCATTAGCCTCCTTTTCATAATACAGCCTGTAATTTTTGCGAATCATTCAAATTTGTTGACTGCCATCGTGTCGATAATGATGCACTCCAGTCCATCTTCTAACTATGTATGCACCATTGCATCTTTCGCCATTTCCGCATGGATTTTGCCATCCGCATCTTCCCCATAAACAATTTTGGCTGACTTCCGATATTGCTTATAGGATTCATTAAGCATGGCGTATGCACTCATCAAGGAAGTCTGTTTCTTTTGATTCAACGCATTTGCTCCAAATATGCAGACAATGGTTGAAATTCCAAGTAACGTAGAAGGAATATAAGACGGTCCAGCCACTCGGATAATTTCCACTTTGGTTAGATTTTCACCCTTCTCCGCCTCCGCTTCTTTCAGCAGTTTTATTGCTTTGGGAGTTGCTCGAACGGCAGTAATGGTCGTTACGATAACTCCAACAGAAGCTACTACTGTTAAAATTGTTGGAGAGGAGCGATACAATTGGCGTCCAACTCTTTTTGGGATTTTAACTTTTTGCATGATGTTCTCCTTTCGTTTTTAAATCGGTACTACTACTGATGGATTAAGGATAACGATAGAGTCACAGTCCCAACCATATAAACCAAAGTACATATCGTCAGCCTTTTTGTCTTTATATTCGCTTCCATACCAACATAATTCGATTGCGTCATAGCCTTGTCTTACACATTCTTCAAAGTCGATTACCTTATTCCAGAAAATAGAACAGTTACTCCCGATGGTTGGTAAACAGTCTAAATCTTTCATACAATGAATAATGGCAACTTTTGAATTATCACATAACTGAAATTTAAAAGAATTATTCTCATCGCATTCTCTAAACTCCTCCCGTTCGCACCAGTCCTTCCATCCAAAAGTCGCATCCTGGCGAGACGCCCATAGTCCACCAAAAGGCTTGCTCCAATTTCTATGATTGCTTATCGGGAAGTTTCTCGACGGTTCAAAAAATGTAGAACCGTAATGAACGTATATAGGTTTTTGCATGGCGTTCTCCTTTCGTTTTATTCTATTCCATGGCATATAATAGGTCTTGAATGTTTTCGCCGACTATCTTAGCGGCAGTAAATATAGAACTGTTCTGTTGATTCATAGAAGCAAAGTCTTCCATTTTCTCTGTAAACGATCGTGCCATTGCTTCCAGATTTTTTATAGACGTTTTGGTTTGGGGGTAAATATGATTGGCTACATAATTTCGAAATTCTCCAATCGCCCATAAGGTATTGCTCGTCTTTGCAAACCCGTTCTTGTCAAACACCGGATTTGGCAACCATTCGTCCATTTCATACATATCGCACAGAATCAACTCCAATTCGTCCAAGCTCAAGTTTCTGATCACCTCCTTAAAATCCCCCTTTCCTGATTGATAAAAATAAAAGAGAACCAGTATCAGATTCGAACTGATTACCTCCACAGAAATGTGGCGCTCTACCAATGAGCTAACTGTTTCTCCATAATAGGAATTGTAAATTTTGCGAAGTAAAAAGAAAGAGCCATTGCTGGCTCAATCCTTTTAATTCAAACCGATCTTCTTCAGAATTTTCATGAGTTCTTCTTTACTCATATCCGCATCAATACTTACATGCACATGTGCTTTCTCATCTGAAATCGAAGCATTCAACTCGTTTAGCTGGATATCTACGCTATATCCAAGCTTTTTATGTAATACCCCTTTTGCTAATTTCGAAAGCAACATTCGTGTAAATTTTGAGCTGATTTTCATTTCGTCCATCACCTTTAAACTCCTTCGCTTTTAATCAGTTTTCCATAAAAGGAGCTGTGATTTTTGCGGATTAAATATCCCGTCTGTCAAAGACAGTTTCCCAACGTTCTCTCTTAATTGGCTTCATTTTTAAAGCCCACATAATCTGGCGAACCGTCACAGTCGGATAAAGCCCGTCCGTAGCCATCCCAGAACGTATATCAAAGTATTCTTTAAAATGCGGATGCAAATATAAATCATCCGTAATCCATGGGTCCACTTCTCCCCACCAGGTGCTCTTCGTTTTCTCATCAAATCGTTGTTGGATAACTGCCAGTCCCTTTTCCCCGATTTGGAACAGAGTGCAGCAATGATAGACTGGATGATCGCAAAAATATACTTTTCCATACATCGATAAATAGATGTCCGGTTTTTCATAATGGTATCGCATCATTTATTCTCCAAAAAGAAAAAGCCTATGCCAAAGCATAGACCTTCTCTCAATAATATTTTTAGTCATCAAATAGCTTACATGACGTTTTGCAATATGGGTATGGTCCTCCGCAGGCTCTGCATCCGGCTGGCGGAATATCTCCTTGTTCCATATCGAGCATTTCTTCCGTCCATTCTACTTCTTCATCGGACTCATACTCGTAATCTTCTTCGTCCACCTTTAATCCACACGATGGACAGATATAAACTCCGCATCCAGTCTTCGGATCTTCTGCTTGCCTCATAACGGCTCCACACCGATTGCAAATCGCATATCCGTTATTCAGGTACTCAATCAATTCAATACCTTCTGGTTTGATAATTTTGTGGCTCATAAATATTATCTCCTTTCGTTTTTCGAAAGAACCGCTATTATTGTACGGTTTCTTCCGGTGTACGGTCAAGAGACAAAGAGCTCTTTGACGCATCTCCTTTCCATAATAGCGTCTGTAAAAATCACGCAAAAACGAAGAGGACATGTGTATATCACGCCCTCCTCATTTCTTACCGGTTAATTATTTCTTTGTCGGTCTAAAACGATTGAACAATCCTCTGAATGTTGTCGAGGTATAAGTTCCGGTTTCCTCAAACTTAAATCCTTTCCGCATCCAGATACCGTAGAACATCAACGGTATGAGAAGCTCTGCCGCTGCAATACCCAGTCTGAAATATCGATCTTTCACCTGTTCGTCAAGCTGAGAGCGCTTATATTGCTCATCCTGCACATCGGCCTTGATCTGCTCGTCCAACTGAGATTTCTTAATCTCGTTTTCCCGGACACTCGCTTCACTTTCCAACGTACGCCGGCTTCGCTTATCCTCCGCGTCCAGCTCACTTTTGGTTTCCTCGATTCTCAAACGGTACAGCTTTGCCAGATCCTCTATAGCCTTTGATTTCTCTTCGCTACCCGAATCCAGAGAAGATATCGCCTGAATCTCCGCTGCTATCTCCTCGTTCAGCAATTCTTTGATGTTTTCACCCATTTTAGTTCTCCTTTCGTGAATTCATTAACTGTTCCATAAAAGGACTTGTTATTCATGCGAAATATAATTTTTGATGTTGACTTTCAAGACCACATATCTTTTCTTATATATCGCATCCGCTCCCTTATGGGACAGTTCCAAAAACAAATAAGGTCCGCTGTCTGGATCGGATTGATCGACCCGCAGCGAACCAACGACATCCCTTCGGAATACCTGTCGTCCGAAGACAATCCCAATAATGATGCCAATAATCATGCAAAGAATGAGCTCCATCTTCAATCCTGCCTTTCCAAAACATTTTTCCAAATTTCCTACCCGGGATTTTTTCACATATCAACATAGCATGTCTTTCGGATACCTTGGTACTGTGTTTTATCCTAGGATAAAAAAGAAAGAGCCATTGCTGGCTCAGTCTTTAAAGATGTTATTTCTGCGTTCCCTCGCCCTCATACACAATTTTCTTTCTCATGTCGGACCAGGCAATATACCGCTCTTTTCGACATACAGGACAATGGAATTTACATACCTTTCCTCCGATGTCCACCACCTCTTTGCTGTCTGCCTCCAATCGGCTCTGACAATTCGGACAGTTGAAGCGATAGACTTTCTTGACTGCTATGTCTACAATCTTCATTTCAATCCCTCGCTTTATTCAGTAACCAGAAGAACCGTCTGTACAAGTTGTAGTAAACATCCTTGCAGCATGGGATATTTAATCTAGCTTTCAAGATGTCATAAGACCATCCTTCGGTTACGCCTTTTAAAATATAATTGGATAATTCCGCATCTGTTGCAATCGCCGTTTGCTCGACCGTTTTCATACGATCCAAATAGTAAGATCGAGCTTCTGCACATCGAGCTGTCGGATCGCCAGTCGTTCTGTTTCTTGAGAATATCTCCATATCAGCAGGCCGGCGGCTAAGCCCATCCAGAGCGGCATATGCTTTCTTCCATATCGGATACTGTAGGCAGAAATGCTTCAATTCATAGTACCGGTGACGCTCAATCCAATATGGGTTTTTCTCGGATAATTCTGGACGAATCGTTGTTGCCATATTAACGTTTCTCTCCTTTCCATAAATATCCGGTTTCTTCCCAGAGCCGCTTTGGAGAAATATAAAAGTTGATGCGTCCGTACTTCGAATTCATCTCTTCGATGTTGGTAATCAACTTTCCGTTTCTAGTAGCTTTTCCAATGGGAAGCCATCCGGATATAATGCCGGCTCGAACCCAGGAAGCATCTTTCCCATATACTCTGGCGACAACCGCTACCGGAACGGAGCCCTGTGCAAATATCATTTCTTCCATTGACTGTTACCTCCTTTCAACGGCTATTCTAGGATAGGAACCGCAATTTGTTAAAACAACCTCAGTGGCAAAACGACAAAAAGAAAGAGCCCTTGTTAGGACTCCATTCTCTTGAAATATAATTTTTGTAATTTTGCTCTCATTCTTGTCAATTCGATTTGAATCGCTTCTGCTTGACCAAAATTCTTACATCGTAAAAGCATATCCTCAAATATTCGAATTTTAGTCTGTAAGTGCTTTTCCTCTTTTGACATTATGAATCTCCTTTCGTTTTATCTTTCACAAAAGGAGTTGTAATTCCTGCGAATTCCTCCATCGAATCATCGTCATTTCACAAGGGTAATCCTCATATCCATATGTTTCGCAAGTAATAAATCCTTCCAGAACGCCACGAATTACCTCGGCTTCGTACTGTTTGTATGGAAAAATATAATCCGGCAATTCCCTATGTATCTGTCCGCAAACAGGGCAACGAAACCGTTCCACCTTTACCCATGATGTTTTTCTTCCTTTTGTTCGCACAATTCTCGACACGTTATCATACCGTTTCAACCTTGCCCCGCAGTTCCGACAGGTTAATTTTTCATCACTAACCATATACCCATCCCTTTAAAAAGTTTAGTGTAGGAGTTGACAATTCCTACACCATCATATATGATTACTGATGATAAATCAACCTTGCCACACGGAAAATCTCGTTTTACAAAGGTATTGAGGAGGTATGAAGCATGTTGATAAAATGCCCTGAATGTGAGTTGCAGGTAAGCGACAAGGCGACATTCTGCCCCCATTGTGGTTATCCCATGCAGCCAGATGTCAGACCTAGGAAGCCTCGAAGTAAAAATAACAAACGGAGACGGCTCCCTAATGGGTTTGGACAGATCAGTGAAATTAAGAACCGGAATCTAAGAAACCCTTTTCGGGCCATGGTTACAGTTGGAAAAACGCCAGAGGGAAAGCCGATCTGCAAGCCACTAAAGCCGGAATCTTATTTTCCAACCTATAACGATGCGTATGCAGCCTTGGTAGAGTACAATAAGAATCCATATGATTTGGAACCCGCTATCACAGCAAAAGAACTGTATGAAAAGTGGACCGAAGAATATTTCAAGACTTTGAAGAATGATTCCAGTGCAAGAGCCGTAGACTCTGCATGGGCGTATTGTTCGTCTGTCTATGATATGCGAGTTATGGATATCCGAGCTCGCCATGTGAAAGGCTGTATGGATGAGGGCGTCGCCATCGTAAAGGGAAAAGAGCAGAAACCGAGCGCCTCCATGAAGAACAAAATCAAGTCTCTATTCAACCTGATGCTGGATTATGCTTTGGAATATGAAATTGTCAAACAGAATTACGCTCGAACTTTTACCTTGACTGATGAAACCATCAAAGAAATTCAGACCGTCAAGAAGGAACACATTCCATTCTCCGACGATGAAATGAAGTTACTTTGGGAACATGTTGATGATAAATATTGTGTTGATGTTCTTCTGATTCAATGTTATTCTGGTTGGAGACCACAGGAATTGGGATTGATTGAACTGAGCAATGTTGATTTATCGAAATGGATCTTTACTGGTGGCATGAAAACAGAAGCCGGCGAAGACCGAACCGTACCTATCCATCCCAGAATTCAATCCCTTGTGGAACGAAAATATAGAGAAGCCGAAAAGCTAGGAAGCAAATATCTTTTTAACTATGTCGATCCAGATAGCCGACAGAAAAATATCAAGCTTACCTATAACCGCTATCAAAGAGTATTTAGCCGCATTCGTGACGAGCTTAATCTAAACCCTGAACACCGTCCGCACGATGGCAGAAAACATTTCGTCACGATGGCAAAAAAATATGGCGTGGATGAGTATGCCATCAAATATATGGTGGGACATAAGATCACGGATATTACGGAAAAGGTCTATACGGCTAGAGAATTTGATTGGTTGCGAGAAGAGATTGAAAAAATAAAATAGCTTGTAGACCGGACGAACCCCAAGAGAGTTCGAAGCGCCGTCGTAGCTCGGATTGCCATCGCTGCCCACACGAGCGAAATAAGCCGAAGAAACGACATCTCTGAGCCAGAAAAGGGTTCGGACGCTTAACAAAGTGTAGGAATATAGATATAGGAATGGTGCAGGAATAATGTACGAGTTACCTACATTTCCCTGCTTTTACCCACTCCTAACCACTTCTAAAAGTATTGATTTTACTGGATTTTTGACAAATCTCTTGTCTAGTAAGTTTCTATAATTTAAGCCTTAAAGATAAACTTGAAGATAAAGAAGTAACAATATTATCTCCTCAAGAATATGACAATATGGTATCAAGTCAAAACTGGCATATTGATTATGCAGCTTTAGAAGATGATATATTAAAAAGTGTAGAATATCAGAACAAAAGAGAAGATATTGGATTTATTAATGATTTCGAAACACTACATGCAATGTCATATCTGAGAACAACAAATAAAAAGAATATTTATGTATTCGTTTCATCAAATTTTGATCTTGTTAAAGTTGCAGATAGATTATTGAATCGTGAAAAGTTAAAACATACAGATTTTGGTTTAGCAATATCAGATATCGACCTGACAACCTTACTTTGGTTGTATAACCATAATGACAAACCAAATTTACCATCTTTAACATTATTAGAAAATGCTTACGCTGCTATTGTACCAGATAAACGTATTTTAAATAAAGTTATAAATGTAATAAATGAAAAAGTACAAAGTAATGATAAAACTGTAAAAGAAATGGCTCTTACTTTAAGATACAGTGAGTATTTATTATCTGGTATATCAGAAGTAGTTAAAAATGACACAAATAACGTTTCGCCAGACATAGTTGATAATTTAAGTAATCATGTTAAAAATGAAATTAGAAAAGAGCTTGCTCCGCAAATACGTAAAAAGATTATAGATGAAGAATATGAAAGTATTCATGAAGAACAAAGTCAAAAGGTTATTAGCGAAATTAACGGAGAAATTGACAGTTTAAGAAAAGAACTTGAAGAAAAGAATAAAGAAAATGTTTATCAAAAGCAAGAATTAGATAAACGTGAACAGCAATTATTAAAAAGGGATTCTGATATGTCTCAAAAAGTAGACAGAGTTACAGAAGAAAGAAATAATTATTTTTCTGAAATTGAACGACTGCGTAAAATAGAACATGACAAAATTAATTCAAAAGCATTTTACATTTCTAATGGTTTTATGTGGATAGTACGAATAATTTCGTTTATGTTTATAATGTATGCAATTCTTACAACAGGATATAATTGTTTCCAGTCATTTATGTCAGGAGAAAAAATAATAGATAGCCTGATTAATAATATTGGTACTATTATAACATATATACCATTACCATCTATTATTTTTGGATTTTCAAGAAAAGTGCAAAAGATTGTTTATGATCGTTTACAGCATTTTTTATTGAGAAAATCAGAAGTGTTAAATCAATCCAACAAAGACACCCAGTAAGGGTGTCTTTTAATATTACTACTCTTCTACCACTTACACCCGCATTTGTTACACTTCCAAGTCTTACCACTATCACTCATTGCTCCATAGACACCAAATGCTGCCGTTTTAGCAACTTTAGTTCCAGTTGATATTTTATTAGCATCAACTGAACCACAACTAGGACAATGCGGTAACGAATACATTTCGTGTTGCATAGCATATGTAGCAATGTTTTCTGCTCTGCTACGAGGAATTCCTTGATTCTGTGCTTCTTCTAAGAATGAGAGATACTTGGTTTGGTATGCAGAGATTTTTGAACGCTCTTTTCGTTGATCTTCTTTTTTCTGTTGTTGGTATTCAGTCCATCTTTTATTTTGGTAATCTTTGCGAAGCTGTGCATATTTTTGATTAATTTTATGTTTGATTATTTTTTCTTCTATATATTTAAATCTATCATCAAAACTACGATGTTCTATTTTATAAGACTGAATTAAAGACACTTTTATATATGCCCCTCCACAAGCTGGACATTTTGTTGTTTTATTTAAGAAATCACAATATCCACACTGTTCACATACGAATTTTAGCATTATAAACACCTCCAATTTTATACAATTTTATCACAATTTATTATGATAAACAAGTAATCAAACAACTTGTAAAATTTTTTAGTATGATATTCAAAACATTTGACAGTGATATAGATAATGTAACTTCTAAAATTGGAGTTTTTGGAAAATCGTTTAATGATATAATTAAGTTATATCAGAAACGAAAGGCTGAAATTACTGAATTAGAAAATAATGGCTACGAGAAACCTGAAGCAAAAAATCAAGTAGGTGGTTTATTCTCTTATATCTTCAAAGATAATTCTAAAGATGAATTAGTCGAAGAATTTGAAACATTTAAGAGCATGATAACTGATTACGGCATGACTGCTGAAGAAGTTGCCAAAGATCTAGGTAATCAATTAAGTCCAGAGATTCAGTCTTATGTAAAATCTGCAAAGAATGGCGAATTAACGACTGAAGGATTTAAAGCTTCTATTGGCAACTTATCTATTGGTGCTAAAGCAGGTCAAGTGGCTCTCAAAGGTCTTGCTCTTGCTGGTAATATGGTTATTGGAATCCTAGCAGGATTTGTTATATCTAAGGCTATTGAAGGATTGGATAATCTAGTTCATGCAGCAGATAATGCTAAAGAATCTGCCGAAAGTTTTTCAAGTTCGTTCAGTTCAATGAACGACGAATTTAGTTCTAATGATGATAAATTATCTGATTTACAAAAGAAATATGATGAATTATCCAAGGGTGTAAATTCATTAGGAGAAAATGTCAGTCTTACAACCGATCAATATGATGAATACAAACAGGTTGTATCTGAAATTTCAGACATGATGCCAAATCTTCTTGCTCGATATGATGATGAGGGTAAAAAAATCGGTTTTGTTCAAGGTAAACTCAGTAATTTAAACGCTGAATATGATAAATACAAAAAGAACAAAGCAATGGCTCTTGTTAATGGAGAGAATGATAACGGAGATTCTATTAATGACGTATTCAAAAATTATCAGTATCAAACTGCACATATAGATGCAAATGGTAACGCTGTTGGAAAAAGAAAACTTATTGGTAGTAGTAATTATGAGAAAATAGGTCAATTACAAGCCGAAATTAATAGTGGTTATGATGGTGTTTTTGGTCAAAATAAACTCACTAATGCAGATATTGAAAAGAAAACTGCATTAATCCAAAAATATCAATCAGAAATTGATGCAAGCGTGTCTGCTATTCAAGATGCGTTGTCTGCCATTGCTCAATCTGGTAATGAGTATTATAAGTTATCTGATCAAGAGCAGCAATTCCTTGATACATATATAAATAGTCTGTCACAAAATTTTATAGACGAGAATAATCTCACTAACGAAACAAATGCTAGAACATTTATAAATAATCTTATTAATGATATTGAGTCTGGCAAGCCAGAAATAATGAAAGCTTATAATGATTTGTTCTCATTTAATATTGATGATACAGATCTTAGTCCAGAGGAAGTCCAAAAAAAGGTCAATGAATTAATTCAACAGCTTGCAAAAGCTTTAGGTGAAGATAATTGGCAAGATTTAAAGATAAGATTAGGATTTGAATTTGTAGATGATAATGTAAAAAATTATAAAAATACAATCAAGCGTTTCAAAGATTCTGACAAGATTAAAGACTTCTTCAACAAAGAAGGTATCAATACTCAGAAAGAAATTGATGCATTTAATGATGTTACTAAAGGTATTAATGATGCAGATAAAGCCATTCAAGCATATAAACAAAGCGTACAACAAGCTCAAGCTGATACGGAAGAATTAGGCAATACTTTAGCGGATATAAATAAGACCAAATCAGGGATTGGTGGATTATTTGATAAATACGAACAGAATGAAGGATATCTTACACAAGATGAAGTAGCTTCAGTACTTGAAACTAATCCAGAATATATTCAGTATCTTGTTAAAGTTGGTGATCAGTATAAGCTTAATGAACAGGCTCTTAATGATTGGAACGAAGCGAATAAAGAACAAGAACAAGAAATCAATAATCAGATGGGTGGAAATGATTATCTCGGTAATTATTCTTCATTACTTGATAGTATTCAAGATAATGCATCACATCCAAATGGCGGTGTTGGAAATACAAATATTGGTTCTCAGTTAGATGATTTGATTAATAAAAATAAAGAATGGAATACATCTTTACAAAATGGCGAAATCACAACTGCACAATATTTTCAAAATATGTCTAATGCTATCACTGATAGTGGGCTTGAAGACGCTCTCCATTCTCTTAATGGTACATTTGATGATTCAACCGATTATATAGAAGAAACTGTTAGTGTATTAACTACTCAGCTATCAGACGGATTAACACAGTCTACCAAACGCTTTGAAGAAGGACAAACAAGCGTTCAGGATTATATTCAAGAAATAAATGCTGGTTCAGATGCAGAGAAAAAGTTATTAGCTTCTACCTATAATTTAGATATCAGTCAAGAAACAGGAAAAGCTAGTTTAGATGGACTATCTGACTCTGCTCTTGAAGCTGCTCAAAGTTATAATTCATTAGTTGATTCTCAAAATGCTTTGGCAAGTACATCTGGTTTTGTAGATGTATTGTCTCAAAATGCAGATTTTTTGTCACAGTATACAGATGAAGCAGGAAATCTCATGGATAGTATATTTGATGATAGTCGTTTCAATGATTATGTATCAAATATGAGTAATTCGATTGTAGATTTTGCAAATCAGAATGCAGACACTATGGATCAAACAGCAAGTTGGTTAGCGGATACTGCTGGCATGAGTGTTGAGCAGGCTTCCTCAATAATTGCCCAAGGTGGAGATGCAGTTCAAGGAGCAGTGGGTAATTCTTTGAGTGGCGTTCAAAGCATGACAAGTTATGCCATGAGTCAAGTTGGTTCAGCAACTTCAAATGCAGCAAGTGCTGTTGGCAATGTATTAACCAGTTTAGGTAACATGATAAGTAATTTTAGTTATAAAATTACCGCCAAACCTTTTATGCAAGGAAAATCTAAAATGGCTTGGGATCCAAAAAAAGGACTTGATGTATCTTTGCCTACGTTTGGCTTTGATATAAGTGGTTCAGGAGGAAAAAGTGTTAGTGCTTTTGCAACAAGCATAAAAAATGCTGGTTCTGCTATTAGTAAATACGGTGCTTCTCAGAGTGCTTCTGCTGCTTTTAATAATATTAATAGTTATAAACCTAAGAACACATTATCTGCAAACAAACCTTCTTCATATCGTCCAACTTATAAGCCAAAATCTTCTGGCAAATCTGGTTCAGGTGGTTCTGGTGGCTCAGGTGGTAAAAATTCAGGTGGCGATGCCGAAAAGCAGAACGAAGAATATCTTGATAAATTCATGGCTTATCAGAAAGCTCTTCTCGAAGCAGGTAAGATAACATATCAGCAGTATTCACAGTATGTTTCTGATGAGCTTGAAAGAATGTATAAGAAAGGTAAAATTTCTGCTAGTAAATACTATTCTGCTGTCAAGGATATGATTGATGAGCAAAAATCTATCTATGATGCCGCACTTAAAGGTGTTACAAAACTTCTCGATGATGAAATTGATAAATGGAAAGATAAGATTGATGTTATTGAGAAGAGCAATGATAAACTTAACAAACAGAAAGATAAATACGATTCTATTTTATCAGCAATTCAAAAAGTATATGATGATGAAATCAAAAAAGCTAATAAGAAAAAAGATTCTATTCAGGATATTATTGACGCCATGTCTGATGAAAATGATGAATATGAACGTCAGAAAAAGTTACAAGAAGCTATTTACAATCTGAATAAAGCAAATTCTCAAAAGACAAAATATCTTTTAAAGGATGGTCAATTTGTATATAGCACAGACAATTCTGCTATTCGTGATGCACAAGATTCATTACATGATGCAAAATATGATGTAGATGTTGCTAATTTAAAGAAACAACAAGACGATATTGATAATTATATTGATACTCTTAATGAGTTTAAAGATAAGTGGAATGAAATATCCGATGCTTTTTCAGAAGCACAAGATGCGATGAATCTTAAGCAATACTTAGGATCAGAGTATCAACGTATAATTCTTTCAAACAATCTTGCAGATATTGAAAATTTCAAAAATCAATATGTTGCTATTGAATCACAAATTAATAGTAATGAACAACTAAAAACAAGCTATGAAGAAAAAGTTGATTATTATAATAATTTAAAACAGCAATGGGAAGATTGTACTTCTAAATACGATGATGAAAAGAATAAACTCTACGCTTCACAAATTCTTGGTGCAAATTGGGAAGCTGAAGTACTAAGCGGTAGACAACAGACACTTGCTAATTTCACATCAGAATATGAGAGACTTTGCCAGAGACAAGCCGATGCTGCTGTAAATGCTGCCAATACTGAAGTACAAGCTGCAAAAAACGCTGCGGCTGGTATTGCCTCTGCTTCTTCAAGTGTTGCAAGTTCTGGTGGAGGTAGTAGCTCAGGTGGTAGCTCAGGTGGTAGTAGTTCATCAACACACAAAGTAGCTTATGATAAAAATAATAACCCTAATAAACCTGCGCTGAAGTCTAATGATTATTGGACTTATGAAAAGCTAAGTAAAAAAGGTTATTTCACAAGCGGTCAGGCATCAAGCCATATTAGTGATTATGCTTCCAAGGGTGCAAATGGTTTTACGCAAATTGGCAACAAGTATTTCATTGTTAAATGGATTGCAAATGCTGGTTCTCCAGCTAATGCTTCAAAAGCAAAGAACAAGCTCGAAAAAGATCATCCTAAGAAAAAATATGGTTATGCAAAGCGTTATCATAAAGGTCTTGAGCTTGGTAAGATAGAGGCTCTTCCAAAAGATAAAGCCTTTGATTTAGTACAGGATATAGGTACTAATGGACTTAAAGCTGATGAAGTACCAATTATTGCACAAAAAGGTGAAGCTGTTCTTACTGAGGAACAGATTGAAAATCTTGCTAAGACATTGCATTTAGTTCCAGTTCAGAATGAAATTATGGAGAAAATGAGTAAAATTAGTCTAGGCGATCTGCCAATAAATACACCTAAGATGAATTTTGATGCCGGTAAGGTTGGTCAGAATGTTACTAAGAATAACTTTGCTCCGAGCGTAACACTTAATCTAAATTGCCCTAATGTAAGCAGTGTAAGTGATGCGAAGGCTATTACAAATGTAGTCGATAAACAGCTTAATAAGTTTGCTAATGATTTTTATCAAGCTTCATTACATTATGTAAACAAAAAATAATAAATATTTAAGAGAGTGGTAGTAGATATCTACTACTCTCTTCTATTTGTTAGAAAGGAAGGAAATGGATACTCAAAATTTATTTGTCAAAGGACTCGAAAACATATTTCAAAATAGCAATAATAATGTAAATGACAAAACATATGTGGGTGTCATTATAGATATAATTGATACAAAAAAATATATTATTCGATATAATGATGCAGACAGACCATTTACCACAAAATACAACGATTCACTGAAAGTAGGTGATACGGTTCATGTTATGTTACCTTTGGGAAGTGAAGCAAATAAATTTTTGTTGGAAGATATTAGGAAATATTAATACTAATCTTCCATTATAATAGATAAGGACTTAGCTTTGCTAGGTTCTTTTTTCATATAGAAGTTTTTAAGAAGGACTAATTGTTAAGTAATTAAAAACATAGAAATATGTATGCAAACATAGACAAAAGTGGACACGTTAAGTCTTTTGTTTATGGCTTAACAATAGGTTTCGAGCCTAAGTGACTGTTACTATCGAAAGATATGTTGCAGATATGAACTACATTAAGTAGTAAGGCAAAGACACACCTTTAGATGTAATCTTCAGTCTGAAGCTCTGTGAGTGCAAACCAAGAAACAATGCTAATGTCCTGCATTGATAACAGGGAAACACATGTCCTCTACTCGATATTGGCACGAAGAAAAATTCTCCGAAAGGAAGGTGTCAGAAATGACAAATTATGCTTTTGTGTTAGATGCTGATGGCAAACAGTTAGCACCAACAAAAGAACAGAAAGCTTGGTTTCTTATTCGTAAGAAGCGCGCAATATTGGTTAGTAAATATCCAATGGTAATACAACTTAAAAAGGAAATTCCAGACAAGGAAATTTGTAAAAATGAAATTCGTTGTGGAATAGATGACGGTGGTCTTCATATTGGTGTCGCATTAGTACAGAAATGTCAGATACGAAACAAAGTGATTTTCAAAGGAGTCATTGAACAGCGTAATGATGTGAAACATCTTATGGATGTCAGACGTGGATATAGGCGTTATCACCGTTATCACAAAAGATATAGACCAGCAAGATTTAATAACAGAAAATCTTCTAAACGAGAAGGACGAATTGCACCAAGTATTTTACAAAAACGTCAAGCAACAATAAGGATTATCAATCAACTTAATAAGTGGATAAATATAACGAATTATTGGTTAGAAGATGTTGCTATTGACATAAGAGCATTAACAGATGGTTATAAACCATATCGGTGGCAATATCAAAAATCCAATAGATTGGATGAGAATATTCGCAAAGCTGTAATTTTACGAGATGGATGTAAATGTATGGAATGTGGGAAGTCTAATTGTAGATTGGAGGTTCACCACATTAAACCAAGAAGATTGAAAGGCTCAAGTACGCTTGATAATCTTATCACATTATGTACAAAATGCCACCAGAAAACAGAAGGCGTAGAAGAACTATATATGGACAGATATTTTGCTTTGTTAAATTCTTCTGACAATAAGAGCCTTAATTACGCACAGCATGTAATGATAGGTAAGAAGTGGCTGAGAGAACAGTTATCAAATTTGGGAATATTATATTTGACTAACGGAGGTGATACAGCTAATAAACGTATTGACTGGGATATTGCAAAAATCACATTCTAATGATGCCATATGTATTACAGACTTGAGACCAGATACATGTGAAATTAAAGAATTGACTATAAAACCTATGCGAAGACGAAGTAAAGCTAAGACAGATAATGTTCTGGGAATTAAGCATAGGGATTTGGTTGAATATACTTTTAGAAATGGCGAAACTCATAGAGGATATGTAACAGCTTTATATCCAGAACAAAATGCTCTTAATTTTCAAAGTCCAACAAAGCATTGCAAGAAAGTGAACGCAAGTAAATGTAGATTACTTTGGAAATATTCTAAAATTTACTGGTTAGATAATGTAAGCTAGGCACATTTGTCTATATTTAAACACAAATAATAACGATTTTAATAGGAGGAATAAAAAGAAATGGCTAAGTCCTTAAAAGACTCTATGAAAGAATTAGAGGAAATGAATAATGCAAAAATAATGTCCGATGATATAACTGCATATTCATTAGAAGCAGCTTCTTTTCCATCGCCAGTTGTGGATAATGAAGCCACAGTATCAACCTATACTAATACTACTCTTCCGTATAGTGAAAAATATATCATTTATAATGAATATGTAGACGAAAAAATAAGCACAATTGATGAGAATAAAAACATCGAACTTGATGAGTCGCAGGTGAATTTAACACAGGAAGAAAATTCTCAATATGTTAGATTCAAAATGTTCAGACGTTATGACGGTGTTGACCAGTTAAATATGACACTTTTGATGCACGCTGTAACGCCTGATAAAAATGATGTATATATTAGCCCTGTAAATGTCCAGTACGATGACAATTATCTCTATTTTGGTGTTATTTTGCCCAAAAGTGTTTGCGCTGTAAAAGGTACTGTACAGTTTGAAATACAAGCTGTTGGTGTGAATGAAAAGGGAGATGCATATACATTAAAAACAAGAAAAGCCGAATTTAATGTAGAAGAATCCTTATCAGGTAATGGAACAGTAGAACCAGGTGAAGACACTGGATGGATTACAACCTTTTTACAGCAGGTAACTGAAAAGGTTGGAGAAGCACAAACCGCCGCAAACGAAGCAAAAGCTTCCGCTAATTCCGCTGAAAGCTCTGCGACTACGGCTCAGAAAACAGTAAACACGGCAAAGACAGAATTGGCAAATACTGTTAATTCTACAATCAAAACCGCTCTCACAAATTACTATAATAAAAAGGAAATTGACGACCAATTTGCAAATATTGATCTGTCTGATGTATACGATAAGATAAATAGTATTGATGGGTTGGCAAAATTTAACGTCACATACACTTCAGATACTTATACTCTCTCATTTTACAATGGTGACAAGAAGATTAAGGACGTTGTATTGAATTCAGATCCGTCTGCTACGTGGGTTGCTGCTTATGGTAAAGTTGTCGATAAAAAAATAACAGATGCAATAACTCCTGTTTCTAAATCATTAAATGATTATAAAACAAAAACAGATGCTGATTTGAGTGCAATACATAAAAATATAGACAATCTCCCTGATACGTTAAAAACAAAATACTATGATAAAGAGGTAATGAATGACTTATTAGGTAAAAAAGCATCTAATTCGGATGTAGAGTCATTAACAACAAAAGTTGGGGCTGTTGAACAGGTTACAAATTCAAATAAAACAAGCATTTCTACTATGGGGAACAAGATTGCTTCTCTTGAAGACGCAATTGGCAAAATTGATGTCGAGCCGGGAAAAACCTATGAAGCAACTTATGATACAGAATCAGGGAATTACACCTTATGGGAAATTACAAATGAAGGTGAAACTAATGAAGAACGAACTATTAAGAGCCAGTTTAAGATTGTTGGCGGCGGCGGAGGTGGATCAACATCTACAACTTTAAAGATTGAATATGTTACAAAGTCTCCTGTTATCGTTACAACAAATGATAAGGCGATTATTAAGTATAACTTCTCTGGTCAGGATTCTTCTGGTGATATCGTTTCAGAAGGAAATTATACATGGAAAATCGGCAACAAAGTCATTGCTACTGGTATTGCAATCAGCGGAGAAAATAGCTTTGATTGTACAGATTATATCAGTCTTGGTTCTCAGAAACTTGTACTTACAATTTCTGATGATGCAGGAAGTGTTGTTGTAAAATCATGGACTGTACAGAAAGTAGATATTCATATTGAGTCAACCTTCAATGATACTCTCAAGTATCCGATGGGCGAAGTCTCATTTGATTACACACCATACGGTGCTATTTCAAAGGATATTCATTTCAAGATTGACGGAAATGAATTATACAAAGTAACTACTACTGCCACTGGTATTCCGATGGCATACAATATCAAGCCACAGACTCATGGAGCACACCTTGTTGAAGTTTATATTACAGCAGAAATCAACGGATTAACAGTTGAATCAAATCATATTTATAAGGATGTTATCTGGTTTAATCCAGATTCTAACGTTCCTGTAATCGGATGTATTGCGAACAATCTTACTGTAAAACAGTATGATACAGAGAATATTACTTACACTGTATATGATCCTAAGACAGAAAACCCGACTGTAACTTTAGCTGTTGATGGGAAGAAAGTTTCAACTTTACAGTTGGATTCTAATACAAACATATGGCAGTACAAGCCTACCGATGTCGGAAGTCATGTATTAACAATTACTTGCGGAGACACTGTAAAAACAATCAATGTAACTGTTGAGAAACTGGATATTGATGTTGAGCCTGTAACAGCAGGTCTTCAGTTTGATTTTAATCCTGTCGGACGTTCCAACAATGACGCAAACAGATTATGGTCTGACGCAGATCATCCAGAAGTTAAAATGACTGTTTCATCAAACTTCGACTGGTCAAATGGTGGATACCAGATTGACGAAAACGGTGATCAGTATTTTGGAATTAAAGCAGGAACGACTGCCACTATCTCATACAATCTTTTCGCTGATGACGCAAGGAAAAATGGTAAAGAATTCAAATTCATCTTTATGACTAAAAATGTTGCAAATGCAAGTGCCACATTTTTATCTTGTGAATCTGATGACATTGGTTTACAGATGAACGTACACGAAGCATATATCAAGTCAAGTGTGAAATCGTTGTATGTTCCATATAGTGAGGAAGATATTATCGAGTGGGAGTTCGACATTGATAATAGTGATATCACACCTATTGTCATGTCTTACGAGGATGGTACTCCGTGTAGACCAATGAGTTATACAAAAGATTATTCATTTACACAGGAGACTCCTGTTCCAATTACTATTGGTTCAGAAGATTGTGATGTTCGAATCTACAGAATGAAAGCATATAATAAGAGTCTTGATTCTAAAGCAATTCTAAACAACTTCATTGCAGATGCAAGAACTGCTACAGAGATGATTGACAGATATAAGCGAAATCAGATTTATGATGAGGATGGTAATTTAACACCTGAATCTGTTGCAAAAGCTTGTCCAGATATGAGAATTATCATGATTGAAGCACCACATTTTACAAATAACAAAAAGGATTTTGTGAAAAATACTACTGTTAAATGTTTATATAAGAACGGTGATCCAACATTAGACAACTGGACATTTGAAAATGCATACCACTCAGGACAGGGAACGACCTCAAACGAGTATGGTGCGTCCGGTAGAAATATAGATATTATTTGTTGCTTTGATGGAAAGAATCAGGTAATAAGTAAGATTCCATTAGACACAGATTATAAAACAATATTGACACTCGGAGATGGAACTAAGACCGAAGATGGAACTGGTAGAGTTTCTTTAACAAGAGATTCTATTCCAAATGGCTGGTTCAACATAAAAGTAAATATAGCTTCCTCTGAAATGGTTAATAATGCTTATTTACAAGCTAGATACAACACATATCTTCCATACAAGTCACCTGCTCAGAAAAGAGATCCTAGAATAAAGAACGACATGGAATTTGTAAACTGTGTTGTATTTATTAAGGAAAGTGATCCTGATGTTAGTACACATAGAGAGTTCCAAGATACAGAATGGCACTACTATGCACTTGGTAATATAGGTGACTCCAAGAAAACAGATTTGACAAGAGCCTACGATCCAGACGATATGAATGAGTTCTGCATTGAAATTAGTGATAATACTCTTGCAAACTCTACATTTCAAACTGGCGTTACAAACTCGGATGGAACAATGAAATATCCTATCTCAAAAGAAGAATGGAAATCTGGAAATGAAGCATATGATGCTTTGTATAACGATTGGGAGGGAACATATGAGTTCAGATATGATTGTTGTGGAGATTCTAAAGATGGAGATCCAATATCAACAGATGAAGCAAAAACAGAAATAAGAAAGAAAAACAAACAAATTTGGAGAGATTTCTATGAGTTTGTAATCACATCATCTAATAAAGATTTCGTAGATAAACTTAAAGATTGGTTTATTGTAGATTCTGCATTGTATTTCTATCTTTTTACATTAAGATATACGATGATCGACAATCGTGCAAAAAATGTATTTCTACATTGGGCAAAATATTATATTACTACAGAAGAAGCAAGTACGTTAGGAGATAAAGCACAATATTATACTATTGATGATGAAGCTGCTAAGATTAATAAAGGATACCGTTTCGACTTCTGGGACTATGATAACGATTCGGCAATCGGAATCAATAACAGCGGTGAACTTACGATGACATATGGAAAAGAAGATACAGACTATCGTACAGATGGTGACAAATCTTCTGGATACATATTCAATGCAGCTGATTCAGTATTTTTCTGCCGTATTCGTGATTTGATGCAATCACAACTTCGTTCTATGTATAATACTTGCGAATCAAAAAACTGTTGGAGTGCAACATCTTTAATTAATCAGTTTGATGAAAAACAGAATGAATGGTGTGAAGCTTTATGGCGTGAAGATTATGTTCGAAAATATCTTCGCACCTATCAGAATGGTAATACACGATTCCTCGAACAAATGATGAATGGTAAAAAGAAATATCAGCGTAGACAGTTCGAACGTGACCAGGAAATGTACATGGCAACAAAATTTATCGGTACTACTGCTACCTCTGACCAGATTATGTTCAGATGCAACACACCTGTTGATGCAATAGTTAAGCCTGATTATACACTTCATCTTACACCGTTCTCTGATATGTATTTATCTGTAATGTTCGGTAATTCATCCCCAACACAGATTAGAGCAAAAGCTGGACAACAGTATGATATACCATGCCCTTACAATCAAATGGATGATACAGCTGTACTCGTTTATGGTGCATCTAGGATTCAGTCAATGGGTGATGTATCTACTTGTTATATCCACGATAATGATTTTTCAAAAGCAACAAGACTCAAAAAGTTAATTATCGGTAACGAAACAGAAGGATATTCAAACAACTTCCTTACTAATTTAGTAATTGGAAATAATAAGTTATTAGAATTATTAGATGTAAGAAATACACCAAATCTTGTAACGAGCTTAGATTTATCAAAATGCGGAAGTCTTAAAAAACTTTATGCAAGCGGTTCTGGTCTAACAGGTGTTACATTCGCAAATGGTGGAAAGATTGATACTGCCATTTTACCAGAAACACTTACATCTATTATTATGAGGAATTTAAAATATCTTACAAATTTACAGATTCCTGCATATGATAAGTTCACGAGTATGGTAATTGAATATTGTGATACGGTTGATTCCGCTAGTATGGTTGAAAAAGCAACAAAACTGAATCGTATCAGATTACTTGGTATCAAATGGAATCTTGACACGGCAGATTTGTTGGCTAAGTTATATAAACTTGGTGGTATTGACAAGAATGGCTATAATGCTGATCAATCAGTCGTAACTGGTTCTGTACATACACCAGTCATGAAGGAAAAGCTGCTTGCACAATACAATGAAACTTGGTCTGACTTGGATATTACCTACAATACATTGATTCAGCAGTTTACTGTAACATTCGTAAATGATAATGGAGATGTATTAGATACTCAGTATGTTGATAAAGGTGAAAAGCCGATTAATCCAATAACAAGAGCAGATAATCCAATTCCAGTTCCAACAAAAGAAAGTACTATTAGTACAGATTTTACATTTAATGGATGGGATGCAAACTTTGTTGCAGTCTTTGGTAATCAAACTTATAAAGCAACTTATTCCGAAAAAGTAAGACAATATACTGTAAAGTATATGTCAATGTCTACAGTTATTGAAACACATACAGCGGATTATGATAGCTATGTAGCTCCACCAGAAGAAATCCCAACTTATACTGCTGAGGAATCAGCTTATAAGTATTATTTGTTTAAAGGCTGGGATAAATCTGGACGTGTAGATGGAGATAAGGAAATCCATGCTGTATATGACGTGTTTGAATATACACAAGATTATTTTAAAGATAAAGAACTCTCTGAACTTAAACCAGTGGAAATTTATGCCCTCACAAAACTTGGTCTGCAAAGTTCGATGATAACACTTAAGGATCAAATCGTATTATCTCTTGGTTCTGATTGTAAATATACTGATATTGAACAGAATGAACTTATCTCCGAAAAAACTGTATTTAGTGGAACAAATTACATTGATACAGGAGTAAAGCTATTTGATAAAGATAGAAGTTTTGTATTTGCTATTGACTATAGACTTGATAGTAAATCAGCCTCTCCATCTGTTCTGGCTCAGTGTTTTAAATCTGATGGTTCTAGTGGATTTAAGCTTTGGACAAATAGTGGCGCAAAATTAGCATGGGGTACATCATCGACCAATGTTGCCATAGGTACAAGGAATATCATTGTTATCAGACATATAAAAGGGGAAACTGGATTACATGTATATAACGGCAATTTGACTGCAAATGCTCCGAGCTATGTAGAACTTTCCAGAAATAGAGAGACTGTTGTTGATTCTACTCTCGTATTTGGTTGCAGTAAGGCTGATGATGGTATGTATGAAAATTATGCAATAGGAGAAATCTATTGGGCAAAAGTGTGGTTTAGTGATCTTGGTGAAAAGACATGTATGGAACTTGCATCATGGACACATGATACCTTATCTGCAAGTATGTATGGATTCAATAGATATTACTTATCAGATGGATCTGGTAAAAGAACGTCTATGTCTTTTATTGCTGATAACGTATTATCTCAAACAAGAATGCTTGGGGCAGGATCATCCAATTCAGGTGGATATGCAAATATGACAATTAGATCTTGGCTTAATACACGTTTGTATAATGCATTATCTGTTGAATGGAAACAGCTAATTAAACTGGCTAAAATAGCATCTTCTGTAGGAAATCAGTCAACAGAAGTAACAACCTCTGATAACTATTTCTATCTTCCGTCAGTATATGAACTGAGTCCTGAAGGTGATATGGAACAAGAACCATATACAAACGAGGGTACACATATTGAGTTCTTTACAAATGCTTCAAGTAGAATCAGAAAAAGTTCCGATGGCAAAGCACAGTCATATTGGACACGTTCACCAAATGTTTCTTATAACGGATATTTCTTCCGTGTTGAAGAAAATGGTGCATTATCTGGATATGATTATCCTTATACTGCTTACGGAATTGTAGTGGAATTTTCATTTTAAATAATTAAGGGTAGGATACTCTTCTACCCTTTTTATTATGGAGGAAAAACATGTTTTACAAAGTAATAAAAGACGGAAAAATAATTGACCTCCTAAACCATCCTATATGGATTAAATATCAAGCAAAGCATGATGTTATGCTTACATGTCCAATAAATGAAGCCGAAGGAGTTATGTCTTCTGACGGTGAATATTTTTGGCATGTTGATGTTTTTCCGTCTATAAAAAAACAAGATGTTGATACAGTGTCATTAGTTGAGATTGATGTGTATGAATACAACAAATTAAGAACTTTAAATATGAAAACACCTCAAGAAATCATTGATGCTTATACTCTTGATTTAATAACGGGAGGAGTTTTATGACAACTGAATTTGTAGAGAGTTTACAAAGGCTATTTTCCAGTGGGAAGATAGCTCTTTTTAAATTAGATGAATTAAAAAATAAAGGCGTGATTTCTCAGAAAGACTACGAGTATATTACAGCCAAAGAGAAAGTAGGTGAACAGTAATGTATACGATTCTTGTTAAAGATACAAACGAGCTTATAGTGTCTGTCAAAGAAAGAATTGTTCAGAGAAATAAATTAGTAGATTCATTACACTTCCTTGCTAGTCAGACATATAAAGGTGAAGATATGTCTTCTTATAGTGTTTTACTTGAGTATAAATTACCTGTAAGTAAAGCATATAAAACTGCAATGTTAGAACTGACAGACGAATTATATAAGGACATGCTTGAATATAAACTTCCATTCGATACAGAGTTCACAAAAGAGCCTGGTGATGTAGAAGTACAGCTTACATTTTTTAAAAATGAAATGGGTGAAGATGGTGTTATTACGCAACGTGTAAGACACACAACATCAACATATATCCATATTGTTCCGCTTACAGCATGGAGCGATTTAATTCCAGATGACGCGTTAAGTGCTATTGATCAAAGATTGCTGAAGGCTGACGCACAAGCAAAACAGTTGGCAGATTTGATTCAGGCAGTTGACGATAATCATATTGACAATCTTATTTATAAGGATGGCTATTTACAACTGTCAAAAGGTGGTGTCGCTATTGGTGATAAAGTTTATATCCCAGATGGTGATGATTCATCAGGTCAGGGTAAGACCATTAAGGTTGTCGAATTCTAATTTAATGAAAGGAGGCAAAAAAGTATGGCTGACATGAAGTTCGGTTACGGTAATGCGAATAACATTGATACTGCTGTTGAAAGTGGTACATTAGACGAACGTGACCTTGTACTGACCAAAGATACTTCCGAGCTAATTTATATCAAAGATGATAAAACTCAGCAGAAAATCAGACCAAGGGTTCGTACATTTACGAGCACAGAAGATGCAATTACTGAATTAAATAAAAGTTCTGACACTTATGCAGGACAACCTATTTCAATCAAAAATTCTGCTGATGGTAAGTATTACCCTTACACAGTACAGCAGGGCGCATCTTCATTCGTTGTAGAACCTGTAATTTCAAATACAGGTTCTGGATTCACTTGGACTGAATTTTAAAACTGAATAATGAAAAAAACAAAATTAAAGGAGATTTTATCTATGAATAACATTGTAAATTTTAAATTTGGTACACTTGCAAATTATCAGGCATTACAGGCAAAAGATAATGATACTTTGTATTTTGCCGATGGACAGATTTTTAAAGGCGATAAAGTATATAGCCAGAAGTTCGAGAAAGTTACTTCTTTACCTACTGCTCCGTCTCAGGGTGTTGTATATGTACTTCCTGATTTTTCTGCAAAATTATACACAGGAGTAGATTATGTAGATATTGCTGTTGGTACAGTTGGCGAGATTGGGGATGACACGGCTAATGATGCAAAAGTAGCTACTCAGGCAGCTATCAAAGCATATCTTGCAAAGAAGTTGGAAGGTATGGGAACAGCTGACCAGGTACAGACAAAAATTGATAAGGCTAAAGGTGAGGCTATTAAGTCTGCAACGGAGACAGCTGCAACAGATGCAACTAATAAGGTAAACGAAGCAAAGACCGAATTACAGAAGCAGATTGATGCAAAAGTTGCTTCTGTATTTAAGTTTAAAGGTTCTCTTGATAACAAAGCTGCTTTAGATGCTATCAAAGGTATGATTGTCGGTGATGTTTATCATACTTCTGATGACGGCAAAGAGTACGTTTACACTGGCGAGGGATGGGAGCTGTTAGGCTTTACAATTGATTTATCTGCATATGCAACAACAGAATCTGTTACAAAGGCAATCAATAATAAGTTTAGTGAAATTACGAAGTCTCTTGAGAATTACTACAATAAAGATCAGATTGATGGAAAAGTTACTGAATTAACAGGAGCTATTGCAACAGCAAAGCAGGAGGCAATTACAGCGGCAGCTACCGATGCTCAGTCAAAAGCAGACAAAGCATTATCCGATGCGAAGGCTTATGCCGATGGTTTAAACGGAGCAATGGATACAAGAGTAAAAGTTGTAGAAGGTGCTGTTACTTGGGCTGAAATTGCCTAAGTTATCCGTATCGGCTAATGGGATATCTAGGAGGTTATAATGGCATTTTTATCTTTAACAGAGGTATCTGAATCCAAACTAAAAGATGTCCCCATTACAGATGGTCAATTAATTTTCTGTAGAGATACGGGGAACTTTTATAAGGATTCAGCGACTTCGCGAAATCCTATATCTTCAGATTTTTTGGTGGTAAATGATCTTCCTCTCGCACCTTTAGCAAATAAATTGTATTTGTTATTGCCAAATACTCTTTGTTTTTATAATAACGGAGTATGGGAAGAACTAAATGAATCACCAGTTGTAACGAAGGATACGAAATATGCATTTCCGAATATTGGTAGTGCATCAAAAATTTATGTTGCTACGGCAGAGAATAAAACTTATCGTTGGAGCGATGACGATTTGAAATATTACTGCATAGGTAGTGACTACAATGATATTAATATTATAAATGGAGGAGGGGCTGCATAGCTTCTTCTCCTTATTTAATTAAAGGAGAATACTAATATGGCAAACAATGTTTTAAATACAAGGATTGTCCTTTGTAATGATACAAGTGTTACATGGGCTTCATCTGATAAGGTGTTGCTTAAAGGTGAAATGGCAATTGAATTTCCTGAATCTGGTGCGCCAAAATTTAAGTTTGGTGATGGGACAAACACCTTTGCTAATTTACCATATTCAGCAATGACACCTGACGAAGTATCAGCTGCTATCAAATCTGCTGTTGATACAGCTAGTCATACACATAGCAACAAAGCTATTTTGGACGCTATTACTGCATCATTTACAACTCAGTTGAAAGCAAACTATGACGCAGCTTATAAGCATTCTACATCTGCACATGCGCCAAGTAATGCACAAGCAAACGTAATTGAGGGTGTTTCTGTGAATGGTACTAAACTTACACCGAATTCTAAGGTTGTCGATGTAACTGTACCAACAAAGGTAAGTCAGCTCCAAAATGATACTGGCTTTATCACATCATATAAAGATACAAAATATACATTAGGTGCTCCATCTGGTGCTGTAAATGGAAATGCAACTATTGATATTACAGATAGCGATAAGAATAAACAGTCAATTAAGATCAGTGGCGCAGGTGCAACTAAAGTAACAACAGATTCAAGTGGCAATATCGTTATCACATCAACAGACAATAACACTGTATATTCTCACCCAACTTCTGGTGTAACAGCTGGTACATATAAGTCTGTAACAGTTGATAATAAGGGACATGTAACAGCTGGTACAAATCCTACAACTCTTTCTGGATACGGAATTACTGATACTTATACAGGCGCACAGATTGATTCAAAAATTTCTAGTGCTGTAGCAAATGCAGACCATTTAAAGAGAACTATTGTAAATACACTTCCAAGTGTTGATGCTGCTGATGAACATACAATTTATATGGTAGCGAAAGCTTCTGGTGCTGTAGGTTCTGGTGCTAATAATGGTTATGATGAGTATATGCTTATTGTAAGCGGAAGTACAAAGAAATTTGAGAAAATCGGTGATTCTGCTGTTGATCTTACTAACTATGCGACAAAAGCTTATGCAGACCAATCCGAAGCAGATGCTTTATCTGCCGCTAAAACTTACGCAAATGGACTTGCCAAAAATTATGCTACAGCAGCACAGGGCATAAAAGCCGACTCAGCAGTTCAGTCTGTAAAGATTGGTACGAAAGAATATAAGTCTGGCACTACTGTCACTCTCCCATCTTATCCTACAACACTTCCTGCATCTGATGTTTATGCTTGGGCGAAAGCGGCAAATAAGCCTACATATACGAAGTCAGAAGTGGGGCTTGGAAATGTAGATAATACAGCAGACGCAAATAAATCTGTTAAATATGCAACAAGTGCAGGTTCAGCAAACTCTGCGACAACTGCAACGACTGCAAGCAAATTAGGTACAAATGCAGGTTCTACAACACATCCTGTATACTTTGCGAACGGTGTTCCCGTTGAGGCAAATGTATCCTCTGATTTCTTAGTTCAGGGTTCTAACACAATTGTTTTTGATTGTGGAAATGCATCAGCATAATAAAATATAGATTTAAATAAATGGATACCTCTATGTGTATCCATTTTTCTATGCATAGAGGTATATCAATACCTTCATATATTTATAAATTAAGGAGGTTAAAAATAATGGCAGAAAACACCATTAATGTAAAAGTAAAACAAAGAACTGATACGGAAAGTAACTGGGCTTCTAAAAATCCTGTTCTACTCAAGGGTGAAATGGCTATAAGCTCAGATAAGAACAATAAATATAAAATTGGTGATGGTACAAGTGTATGGAGTGTTCTCAGTTATGCCAAGGCAGACTTATCTAAATCTGATGTAACTACAGCTCTTGGTTATACACCACCTACAACCAACACTACTTACAATGATGTAACTCAGTCTGCTCACGGACTGATGACAGCAGCTGACAAGAAGAAACTAGACGGAATTGCTTCTGGGGCAACAAAAGTAACCGATTCCACTGTTGCAGGGTGGGGATATAAGAAAACAGATACTAATACTTGGAGACCTTTAGGTACTACTGCTGATACTGCTTGTGCAGGTAATGATAGTAGATTAAGTAATGCAAGACCTGCTAATGGTGGAACTGCTACATATGCAAATTACGTTTACGCAACTTCGCATCAAGGTTCGTGGTATCAGAATTCTCAATGGGACGGTACATATTTTCAAACAAACTACAAGAATGGTGATAATGTATTACCTATGAAAGTTGGTTATGCTGGCTATGCTGATTCAGCAGGTTCTGCAAATTCAGTAGCATGGAGCAATGTATCTGGTAGACCATCTTCGCTTCCTGCTAATGGTGGTAATTCTACTACGGTTAATGGTCATACAGTAAATAGTAATGTACCTGCAAATGCAAAATTTACAGACACTACTTATGCTATTGCTACTACAAGTGCAAATGGTCTTATGTCAAAAGATATGGTGACTAAACTTAACGGTATTGCTAGTGGGGCTACTGCCGTTACTTCAACAACTGTTAGTAATTGGGGATTTAAGAAAACTGATACTTGGCGTGGAGTACAAAATAATCTCACCTCAACTGCAACCGATCAGTCATTGTCAGCTTACCAAGGAAAAGTACTAAAAGATTTAATAGATACAAAGACAACTTTTACTTATTCATCAACAACGCCAACTTCACCTGCTAGTAATGCTGTTTGGATAGGTTAATTTGAAAGGAGAAAATTATGGCAAAGCCTGCTATCAGTAAAATTATACCGTTTGATGCTACGGCTGGTTACGTTTTCTCCTTTTCTTATATAGGAAATCAACCATATAAGAATAGAATTGTAATCAGGAATGCATTAACTAATGAAGTTATAAAAGATGAAACGATCTCAGAAATGAGATTTAGACATCCGATTAGTGGGAATATATTAACTAATGGGACATCATATACAATACAAATATCTGTTTTTGATGAGAATAATAATGAATCAAGTCTATCTGACAAAATATTATTTACTTGTTATTCTACCCCTACTTTTAATTTTAGCGGATTAAATAATGGAACAAATTATGTAAAGTCATCATCATATAATGCTACAATTAATTATTCTCAGAATGAAAATAGGAAATTACAATCATACATTTTTTATTTGTATGATGCCACATATAATGAATTATCTAATAGTGGGACTATATATAATCAAACTCCTACTTATATATATAATAGTTTAGATAATGAACAGATTTATTATTTAAGATGTGTTGGTATTACTGTAGATTCGGTAGAAATAGATACTGGTTTTGTAAAAATATATACTCAGTATAATTCTTCTAATTTTTCAGGCATTTTCAAGGTAAAAAATAATTATAAAGGTGGATATGTGCAATGCGCCTCTAATATTGTTTCAATTGATGGTGTCGCTACAGATTCATATACAATATCGAATGGTGTGTTACAGTTTAATAATTCAAATACCTTTGTAGAATACAATGAGGGATTACTTATAGAATCAGGTCATAAAGTTGGAATTAAAGCCAAAAACTTTAAAACTGGACTTATTTGGTCTGAAACAAATAAAGTAGATAAAATTTTACTGTACCACTATATATATGAAGGTTTGGATTATTTTAAATTGGATGTTTCCAATGGATTAAATCATTATATTTTATATAGCCCAAGACAAAAATTAACTGCAAATCAATTTTATACAATTTACATTACAAGACAAGACAGCTTATTTAAGATAACAATACAGTAGAAAGGAGGAGATGTGCAATGATAATTTTAGGTTCAACTTTTTTAGGGGCAGACTATTCGTACTCTCCTACCCCTACTAATGTAGATGATATAAGACAAACAAAAATTGGTAATGCTGATTTTGATACGTTTGTAATTAGTACTGATAGTAATATGGAAGAATCAAAAGAAATTGATACCACATGGAATAATAATTCTATACTATCAGCTAATTATGAACATAGCTTATCAGCAGGAAATATTGAGTATGTACTTAATAATACTTCTGACATTATCATTCAAAAACGTTTAAAAGGTGATTTTACGTGGACAACTATATATAGAAAAGCAATACAAAAAATTGAAGATTTTGATATTACTTATATTGATAATATTGTTCAAAACAAAAAAACATATGAATATGCTTGTGTTAGTCTTTTAAATGGCGTAGAGAATGGACGAGATATAAAGGAAATCATGGTTTCATTTGATGGTATTTTTATCTCAGATTTGACTCATAATTACGGAACTATATTAGATATAGGAAGTATTGACACGACACGAAATAATTATAAACTGACAAAGCAGGAAATTCCTATGTTTAGATACCCATTTGCTCATACATTTGGTAATCTAAATTATGATTCTGGCGAAGTAAGTGGATATTTTGTACCTATGAATGATAATTGTGATTTTGAACTTGAAAAGTCTTTTGATTATCAAAAAAATATTATGGATTGGCTTACAAATGGTATGCCTAAAATATTAAAATCATTTGATGGGCGTATGTGGATGATTAATGTTGACGGAAGCCCAACAGATTCGATGGATGGACATTGGCAGCATAGAATCATTGATTTTCAGTGGTATGAATCAGGTGACTATACTAACGAAGAAGATTTATATGAATCAGGACTTAGTAATGTTTCCTCTGAATTTTGGGGAAAAGATGGTAATTATGTTCAAGTTTCTTCTGATGAGAAATATAGCAACTATGACAAAGACATCATTATTGATGACAATGAGCCGTTTATGCCAAAGAATAATCTTGTATGGATTGACTATTAAAGAAAGTGAGGATTTTGTATGTCAAATATAAGTACATTAGATAAGAAACTTGCTTTTTCAAAATGGGTAGAATATTTATATAAGATTTTAGTATTTGATAACAATAATTGTATTGTGGACGAAATAAAATTCACAATAGATTATGGCTCAGTTTCAATAGACTCAAGTTCAAATACAAGGCGTACATATTCTTTTACTATGTTCCCAATAGGTGATAAAATGACACCTTCTGAACGAGCAAGAATGTGGATGAATAAAAAGATCATGCTTCAAATTGGACTTAAGACTCCACGAATGTCGGAATATAAATGGTATAACGAAGGATGTTTTATTGTAACTGATACTAATTCTTCTATTTCTGTAGATAGTAATAGTTTAACTATTAATTGTGGCGATTTGTGGAACAGATTAGATGGCACACAAAACGGACAGTTAAGTGCGTTGACTACTACTATCCCAGCTTATGAAGAAACTGATGATGGTACTCCATTAAAATATAATACAATCAGAGACTCATTAGTATCTACGATAACACAATTAGGCGGTATAAAAGATTATATTGTTGATGATATTGGCGAGTCCAAGGGATTAGAAGAATTCAATAAGGATTATATGTCTTACAGAGCGTCACACCCTTATTGGAATTGTGTGCCATATGATCTTGAATTTTCTGTTGGAGACAATGTATCAAGTATGATAACAGATATAACAGAATTGTATCCAAATTTTGATTCGGCTTTTGATGAGAATGGTATTTTTATAACCAGATTAACGCCTTCTTGTAAAGAAGATAATATTATTATAACTAATGATGATATTAAAAATTGTCTAGTTTCTGAATCAATCTCAACCGATTATTCTAATGTACGAAATGTTGTACATGTATGGGGTGAGACATTTGATGTAGATTTCTATTCAGAAGATGTTACTAATTCAAATTCTATTTATACTGTAAATATGAAAGCATATCACAAAGACTATTCTAATGGAGATTTAATTGCAATTAAAATTCCAGATACAAATTCTTCAACACAATATATCAATGTAAATAATTTAGGGGATATCCAGATTTATGATGAAAATACTGATAAACCTTTAGATGCAAATTATTTACCTGCTGGGAAAGTATATGTTTTTAAATTTAGAAAAACATATCAAAATAAAACATGGATAAAGCGTTTTTATGCACAAGGCGCATGGCAAGCTCACGCCCTCTCAGCTTTAGTAGATGGTTCTGTAAGTTCTGATCAATATACTTGTGCAGATGGTACAGTTACAACTAAATATACAAAAAAATATTTTCAAGATAAATACAATGTTGATACTGTATCATTAAAAATAATAAAAGATTCTCCTTTTACTGTACAGAAACTTGGCGAAGAACGTTTAGATGTAAAATCAGGTGATGTATATGAAAACATTTCATCTGATAGTCTTGCTCTTGAAAGAGCTGAGTATGAATTATTTGTTGACGCAAGATTAACTGATAATATAAGTATTGAAATTGGACGACTTGTACCTTGGTTGAAAGAATATATGAAAGTATCTTACGCTAAAATAGGAGAATCAGAAATAAAACAATATATTACGGATAAAATAACATTAAATTTAACAGATGGAACAACATCGATCACAATGCATACATTTTATCCATTATATGAAGAATAAAGGAGAAAGCGTATGGCAGATTATACACATGAGTATTCTAATTTTCCATCTACTGTAATGGACAAGAAAACTTACAGAAATGTAAGTACTTCTGATGCAGTATTGATTGAAAAAATAAAAGAATACCAAAAGGACAAAGACTATATTTCTGCTGCAAAATTAATCAATGCAAATCCAAGTATAAAACAATGTATGCCTGATTGCTCGGATTTTAATGCTTTAAATGAAGAAATAAGAAATGCAGAAATATATGCAAAAACAATTAAACAGTCTGTATTTTATATGGAAGATCAACCTTCTACTCCTAATAACTCAGATGTTTGGATAGGGGGTATGTGAAATGGCTTATAAAGTAGAATCAGTTTTTCCAGATAGTATAGACGATTTACCATTCATATCAGATGTAGATATATCAAATAAAGATATTATGATTAATATTCAGAATTATATTGATCAAGGTGATTATGATAATGCATCGAAATTATGTAATACAAGTAACATTACTACAATTAATTCTGATTATTTTAATATGGTTCAAAATAGAATTTATTCGTTACAAGAATATCTAAGTACTTTAGAAAAATGCGACAGAATAAATTCTAGTATAGAAGAACCTTCTTCTCCTACAGATGGTATGGCATGGATAGATGATTAATTAAATATGAATACAGATTTAGAGACACTAAATGTGTCTCTTTTTTATTATAAAGGAGGAATTTAAATGGCTGTTAGTGAAAAAAAAGTAACAGGAAAATTTTATAGAATTTGGAGTACCGCCGATAAATTATGGCACAGAATATCGTTTTGGACACATGCAAATGATGTTGAATTCAATGATGGGAAGACTGCTCAGACAAAAGTGGGCGCAATAAAAGGAATAACTACAAGTACAAATACGGCAGAGACTGGATATGCTGCTGATGCTACTACTGTAACTACATTAAACCAGAGTGTAACTGAATTAAACCAGAGTTTAGGTAATCTAAAAACAGATCTTAATCTTAATGGATTAAGTAATATAAAAATCGATGCTGGTACTGTAGTAAAAGAAGTGAAATCGGGTAATAATTCATTTGTATTATTCAGCTTCCAACAAGTAGCAGACATATTTAAATTACAAAATTTCTCTGCTACTGATATTGTTATATTAGTATCTAATGGTGACGGAAAGGCTTTTCCTGCTCACTTAGAAGGTGTAACATTCATGAATAATAGTTGGTATGTAGTTTTTAAAGATATGCTACAAGGGGATATGAATTGTAGAGTCCAATATGTAATGTTTTATTGTAAACATTAATTATGTAGTAACGTATTCACAACTCATAACAATTGAATAGTTACCTGATAATGTAAAAGGTTCGACAATGGATATTAAGCGAAAATATCTGTCTTCTGTGTTTAGTTATCTATATAAGCACAAAAAGATAGCTGATAATCCTATGTCTATTGTTGAACCTGTAAAATATAAAAAATGTATCAAAGTTCCTCTCAAAGACGAGGAAATTGAGTTACTAAAAATAAATACTACAAATTCAAGAGATTTAGCGATTATTCACTTTTTTCTTGATACTGGTGTTAGAGTTAGTGAATTATGTGGAATTAATTTGGAAGATGTAGATTTTAAAAACTATACTTGTAAAGTATTAGGTAAGGGAAATAAAGAACGAACAGTGGCGTTTTCTGGTAAAACAGCAATGAGATTAAATAAATATTTAAAGCAACGAAAAGATATAAATATGAATGGTACATATTGTACATATGCGTCTAATACGCCATTGTTTGCTTCTAGGAAGGGATATCCTGCAAGATTATGTAAAACTGCAATAGAAAGTATGGTAAGAAAATTAGGCATAATTAGTGGAGTCACCAGAGTTCATCCACATTTATTTAGAGCAACTTTTGCAACCAGATTAGCAGAACGTGATACAGATATAGGTGTGATTGCAAAATTATTAGGACATGCAGATTTGAAAAGTGTTAATAGATATGTTCTTATTGATCAAACAAAGATAGAGGCTACTATAAGACAAAAGGGATTCTGTTCGTAAAGGATATATTGCCAAAGTTACAAAATGAATATAAATTATCTTTTCGTTGCGGAAAGGATTTATAATGGATAAATTAAAATTTAATAAAAATGAAACTATTTCAATTGGAAAATTATCATATATCTCTGATGATATATATAAATTGGAAGTTGAAAACATTACTGAAGATATAGCTCTTTCAGGATTTTATCTTTTAAATGAAAATAATGATGAAATCATGGGAGACTATTCAAAATTTACAACAAAATATAAGTCTACCGATGAAGGTAACACATATTATATATCAACAGGTGTTGTCTATACTGAACCAGAAAAAAAAGAACCAGAAAAAGAACCAGAAAAGGTATTGACCGAAGAAGAAATTGCTGAGAAAAAAAAACTTGTTTTAAAATTCACAAAAAATAATAAAATTTTTGAAATGTCTAATGCTTGTGAAGCTGTTATTGAGAATGGTGTGGAGGTTAACGGAAAACATTATTCATACACTGTTCAGGATCAGAGTAATATGCTTAATGCAATGAATCTTGCAAAAGAAACTGGAATGGAAGTTCCTTATCATGCTGATGGTGAATCATGTGGTTTATATAATTATGATGCTATTTCTGCAATTTATATTCAAGAGACAATGAATTTAACAACTAATCAGACATATTTTAATCAGCTTAAGTTATATATTTTATCAATTTCCGATGTTGACAAAACTGATGATATAGCTGCGATTAAGTATGGTGATAAGTTGACTGGCGAATATCTTGATAAATATAATGAGATAATGAACCAGAGTAAAAAGATAGTTGAGAAAGTTGTAACAATAAATGCATAATATGAGGTAGAATTATGAAAAGAATTATAAAATATTCTACATTATTTATTGTATATGGTTTAATATATTTTATCATTGAATGTCTATATAAAGGTAAATTATCTGATTGGAGAATGTTTGTGTTGGCAGGTTTTATAGGAATAATGATTGGCTTGATTAACAATTTATTTGACATCAAAACTGATTTTATTCTTCAATGTATAATTGGCATGTTAATCACAACATTGTCAGAAGCGATTGGTGGTTTTTATTGGAACTTACAATGTGGATTGCATATTTGGGACTACTCTTCTCTTCCATTTAGTTTTATCGGAGGTCAAATAAATTTATTTTTTAGTTTGATTTGGATGTTTTTATCAGGTATTGTTATAATTCTTGATGATATTCTCCGCTGGAAATTATACAAAGAAGAAAGACCTGAATATTATGTTCATGGTAAATTGATATTGAAAATATAAATGTATAGGGTATGTAGATTAATTTCTACATACCCTATTTTTTTACGATTTTTCCTCTTCTATTATTTGATATTCAGATTCATTAATGATAACTTTGTTTCCATCTAATATTCTTTGGATCTGTTCTTGTGAAGCAATACTATGCAGGCAATTCCAAAAATGTCTCTCATGTTGTCGAATATCATTGATCAAATATATCAT